TTACCTGGACGAAAATGGATTCATTCTTGCCTGTAATAACAATAATTTATTTATTAAGCGCTTTGGAATAATTACAAATATAAAGCCAATTACAGGAAAAATTAAAGTAAAAAGAAAAGCATTCAATTTAATGTCGAAGTCTGTTGTATCAACGCCGTTATAATTAAGTACTCCATCTGGATCTAGCATTAGTTGGCCAAATGAATAGGACATAAACCCACCTAGAACTAAAAACCAACAACCAATAAACCGATAACCTAGTCTTTTTCTTTTTAACTTTGAGAAAGCTTTATTCTTTATTTTCCTGACCAATTTTCGCCTCGATTATATGTATACCTAACGCTTAGCTTTGCGGCTGTTTTGGAGCGCAGCGGAAAAACAGTCCAACAACAGCGCCTTGTTAACTGCTTGAACCATTTATCACCACTCTCTTGTGGCGATAACATCTTCAATATCCACATCTGAAAATCCGTAAGACCGGACAATAAACTCAAAGCTTTCAGCCATGTCTTCGCGTGCAGCAGTCTCAAGCTCGCTATCATTCTCCTCGAACTCTTCTTCTAACTCATTGATACGCTCAGTTGAAGCATGAGTGAGCGAAAGTAATTCTGAGGAAGACGTTGGATTTTGGCTTTCAATGCTTTCGCAGAGCTCGACAAGGATGGCCTTAATTTTATCTACCAAGAAATTTGGGAAATAGTCATCTTCATACATCTCTGATAAAAATGTATATCCTTTTATTTTCTTATTAGATATTGGCACAGTGCCTCCTTTTGATTGCAGTTGACAATTTAATATCGACCCCATTGGTCGTTTTTCTACCGAGCCATGGATCATTTTTCTCATTGTACCAGTTTTATCACAATAACTAACTTGTTGCTAAAGATATATTTTTAATCATTGTAGAAATTATGGAAAGGATAAAAACGACCCAATGGGTCGTTTTCTTGACTATAGAAGAAACACAAGTCAACTGGTCATAAGATCAGTGCTTTAAAGATAATATTCTAATGGCCGCCATTCTTTGAGGCATTCGACTAAATACATTTTGGGGCAAGGAATGAGTTAGCCAAATATCCAATTTGGCGCATTGCCAAACTTTGCAATCAAAAAACTAGGGCTGCGACTGCCAAATTTTTACTTTAGCCTAATATATCGGCTTTACTTCAAAGCACCGTAAAACATTTTACACCTAACTTCCGACTCTCAATTTGCCAGACTAGCCATGTGATCAACCACGTGTGGAAATGGCGTGGAATAAGGCCTTTGAAGTGTATGGCGTTCATGCTCTTAACATAATAAATTCCGCCGTTATCAGATCTATTCCTAATTAATCTAACACCCATATTATGTTAAATTCGATTTTATTAAAAAGTAAAAGGATACATTACCCAACTCAGAAAGAGAGTGGCTGAATATTTTTCCTGAGTGGATAAATTAAAACAGGGTTTTACTCCTCAGAATTATTTTTGGTAAAACTAGTAGTAAAATTTACCAATAAACTAACCTTGAACTTTTGATTTGCTCGGCTTAACCTAACACTAAGCGCAACTGAAAGCGGTAAAGTATAGGCTAGTACTTTTGAAAGTGAATAGAAGAGAGTTTATAAAGGCATGCCATGCACTAGGCTTAACTTTACCTTTACAGCCATTTTTAAGTGCTTGTTCTGGTATAGAAAGCTTCTCTAAAAATGAAAGTGCTGATGACCCTGTTATTATAATAGGTGCTGGGGTTGCTGGACTTGTTTCGGGTTACTTATTGAAACAGCAGGGGGTTTCTTTCAAAATTCTTGAAGCATCTTCTAACTATGGTGGCAGGTGTAACGCGCGTTTTGAAACTGGATAAAAAGACACTAGAAACTGGACTTAGTTAAACTACGTTTAGAGGCTCATATCTTTAGTATCATTTTCACTTGCTGTCAGTTATGAGCCAATAACGGCCGTTGGTTGAATGCTTCTCATCAATAAAACTAGCTCAATGTTAAGCATGTCAAATTTCAAAATTCTTTGGTTCATACTAAGTGAATTAGAAAGTATCTAACCCAATGTCACTTTTCTGTTTTATCTCAAACGTCACTTTTTACCCATCCCAAAACCTCAACTGTTTGTGCAGTGCCAAACACAACCGTATTCCCATTCGTATCGAGCATTGTGTTCAAACCATTTGCGATAGGTATATTGCCATCACAACCCCAGTTGTTTGCGGCTGAATCGTAGTGCAGTTCAGCAAACGCATAGTTAATAAAAGCCTGACCGTGTTCTTCCACAGCATAGTTAAGTGCCAATAGTGCTGAACTGTTGTTGTCTGGTATCGGAAAGTTTAATGGGAAGTCAAATGCTCTTGAACTGGTTTGAAAGAAAGAGCCGTCGTCCAGACGACCAAAATCTTTTAAGGGTACGGTGCTTTCACTTTGAGCATGTGCGCTTCGTACAATGACATTATTTGTAAGTGAATAACAAAGTTCTCGCTGAATGAGATTTTGAGTCAAAAATACATTTCCAACACCTGATAGGCCTTTATAAATAACGCTGTTACTTGCTTGGTGGGCTAGTTTTGCTTTTGATTTATAGGCTTGAATGACAACAGCATCAGGGTTCCAGCTGTCGGTTAATTTGTTGGTCGTACTATCGATATCTGGTGTTAACGCATTCCAACTAGCTCCGTTGTTTAACGTGTAGATGCATGCACTTTGACTAGAAAAAGGTTTCGTTAAAGTATAGCCATCAGTGTTGTCTGGCACTTTTGAGATCCAATTACCCACCCAGCCTGACTTTAATTGCTCGCATAGTAGTATCTTGTCTGGATCACCCATGACATCCATGTGTGTGTACTCTCCGGCGACGGGTAATTTGAGTTCTTTGTTAATAATGAGAGTTACTTCACTGCCGCTGGATATCTCACCATTGGCGATTTCATAGTAGACATAAAACAAGTCAGTTGAGGTGATATGAAGCACGTGTGAGATAGGGTATATCGTAGAATTAAACAGGACGTAAGAACCAGTTCTTTGATGCGTCAGTCCTCGGTTCTCGTGATTGTGTGTATGCACATCTAACCCCAGAGTAGCGAACTTATCTTTGTTGAAAATCAGCACTTTGATACCCGCAGACTTCGATGTGACATTGGTGACCGTGTCTTTTAATATCATAGTTTTGCAGAGCTTTTCATTTCCTCTGGCTTGACCGCTTTTAACTTTTAAGTCTAGCGCTACAATGTCATCCAAGCTCAAACCTTGAGCGGCATAACGCATGTCGCGACAAACACCGCCTTGGCCACTTGCGTATATGGCATCAAAAAGGCGACCATCGGGCCTCGCTTTTATTGAAAACCCATCTCCTATAAACCCGCTCGCAGTGTTTACTACATTAGGGTCAAACAAAGACTGCGTACTATTTAGATATGCTTTTGTCGTCCCCGAACCATTGAACCAAGTAGCTGACGTTGCGTGGTTGCCGTACTCGTTCGTAAGTAATCTTGTTCCCTGTGGGTTAAAGCTGGGGTGATATCCGCCTTTATTCAGTCGATTTACAGTGCCACAGACCAAGAAATAACACTCACCACCCAACGCGCTATTTGAAATACCGGTTCGAAACAACCCTTTTTGGTGTTGTTTTAGCATAGATGTGCGCGCGTAGTGCTTACCGTGAAATGTAACAGCTGAATTCGATGTTTTATGGAAGCTTTCTACCGTATTAAGGACGCCTTGCGCTGTGACACGTGCTTTACAACTCAAAGAGGAGGTACTCTCACTGTCAATATTGTCCCAGTCACCATTACCTAGTCCAGCAAATGACCGTCCTCGCACACACCATTGATTAAATCGACCTGTCTTATCATCAAAGAACAGATTGTTCTTAGGGTCGCTCGCAATAGATTGACGTTCGCTTGCTGTTGCGGTCATCCAATTCACGCCTTTACCTCGGCTTGTGTTATCTCCCTCATACCACGCAAAATACGAGTCAGGTCGAACATTGTCATCAATCGTGGCAACGCCCGATATGTCACTTGCTTGGCTTTGAAGTAATCCATGTTGATACACAAATGGATCTGCTTCTGTAATCTCGCGTGGAAAAGCCTCAAAACCCCACATATCCATTCTTTCTGTTACCACTTGATTTGTTGGGGTTTCAGATGCAAATGCCACGCTTGCAGTGCTATGTGTCACCGTCGTACTTGTGCTGCAATCGTATGTCCTGCGGCCATCTTCTGCGGTAGGCAACTTGATGATGTTTGCGATGCTTGACTGGTTGATGGACAAGTCTTTTAACTGAGTTAGGACGCCCGCAACACATAACACTGGATACTGGCCGCCATGCACACCCCAATTCAGGTTATCCATAAAATCACCAGAACTTTCATTTCCTGTGTATAAGCCTGGGCCGACATTGATGTAATGGGTACTTGTTAAAGACTCCCCCAAATGGACAAAGCCACTGGCCACATATCGGTTTAGATACTGCTGTCTTCTCGCTTCAAATTCTCCTTTGCGCATGGCCCAAGGGTAGGGATTTGCGGTGTCTATTTCGATTTGCATTTGGCGCAGCGTTTTAACACTTTGGGTATTGCCTTCTAAATCGCTGAACTCGACTGTTCCGGTTTTCGTTTGCCATTCAATCATGGCTTTGTAGTTGTCGTTGACCATTTTGGAGGCATTGTTGAGGGCAGAAACGGCGGTATTAAAATCCCCAGAGGTGGGTAAAGCCACGCAAGGCACTTGGTTTTGGGTGGCATTGGGCCAAGGTTTTATGAGTTCAACGAAGGTGCCGTGTGTGGTGACATACGCTTTGGCGATTTCAACGGGTGCGAAAGCCCCTAACACCAACGCATCACTTGCACGAATGTTGGCCACACTTTGATTGTCGTTAATTTTGATGATGTTACTGCCGTTGGTGGCATTTGAATTTGCAGAGTTAAACCAGGTCATTGTTATTATCCTCGTAAGTAGATGACTGCGATTTTTTTGATGTGTGTTGATGATGTGAAAGTCACGTCATGCCGTGCTTGGGCAAGGGTGTAGGGGCGCTCAACACTTTGGTCATGCTGGCGCATGCCTTTGCCTGGCATATCGCTTGAGCAGAGATAATCGCCCGCTTCAATATCGCCGCCTTGGCCGCACACATTAAGTACGCCTTCACCTAAGGCATTGAACTCGATGACGTCATGGGTGGCTTTGAGTGTATTGAACCGCTGCGCGCCCTTAAAACCGCTCAGCCCCGCGGGTAAAGTGTCAGCAGTAAGCGCTCTGCGTGCGATATACACACCACGCACATTTCGCTGATTGGCGTGTGTTGCACGCGCCATTTCACATATGGCATTGGACATATCGGCAATATTAATGAGCTTGCTATCGCAGACGATGTCGCCTGGTACCAGTTGAGTGCCTTTTTGTACTAATCCTTCATGCATTCCCGTAAACGGGGTATAACCTTTGGCTGCATAGAGTTTTAGCGGTGTCCAAAGGGCGGTAGATGTCGTGTTGTTTGCGCGCACTTCGATGACATTGCCTGTGCCGGACGCACGAATGGCATTGAGGCCACCACTGACTTCAAGCCCATTGCCATGTGTGCTATTGAGTGTCAGCGCGGTGGCCATAGTGGAGTTGCCAGAATTGAAAACCATACCGGCTCGGCCGTTTCGGTGCGTTGCGATATTGATTAAATCACTCTCGGCATTGGGGGCATAGACACGAATACGCCCACTGAATGTGCCAACGGCTGCGGCCAGTTCATTGGCAATGACTGTGCCATCGACCAATTGATTGCCATGAATATGGAGTGCAAAAGTCTGCCAACGCTGACCGTCCCAGCTTTTGGTGGTTTGTATGCTGGGGTCATCGACTTTGTAGAGCGTTACAACATCATAAAGCACTGCATGTCCACCCGCACAGGCTGCGTGGGCGAGGGCGTCTGACCAAATCCCTGAGGATGTGGCACTGACAAAACGTCCCGCACCGCGCGCACCTGTTTCGCCATTTTGACCGTCTTGACCAGCATCACCGGTCTGACCTTTGTCACCTGGTATGCCTTGGTCACCTTTGAACTTTGACCAGGTGTAATCAGCGGGGTTAGTGGATTCTGTTGCCGTATGTTGATTGACCGCAATACCAATATACTCGGTAGCATTGTTCGGAACTTGGTACATATTGGCCCCGTTTGCATATTGGCTATAGGCTATCCAGGTATAGAGGCTTTGGCCGTCTTCACCACGCTCACCAGGAATACCATCGGTGCCATCTTTTCCGTTTAGGCCATCCTTGCCATCAAGCCCACGAATATCGTCTTCGGACTCAACCACAAAATTACCCAGCTCTAAACGACCACGAAACACATGTACAGGGTTTTGTGGGTCGCGGTTATCAATGTAGGACGTAGGTATAAACGACTCGCCGACCATCACACCTTGGCGAATGACATCGCCGACCAAATCCAGGTTACCAATTTGACCATCGTTTAAGCCCACAATGCCCGTTGCACGCCCTTGGTTGTTAATGAGAAACCCGCCGCGTGCGATGAGTCGGCCGTCCTCGGTTTCAAAGGCTTGGCGAATATCTGAAATGCTGGCTTTATCACCTGCAGTGTTTTCAATTTGGAGTTTGCGAATAAACTCCGCGAGAGGGCCATCCACCCAGCTATGGCCTGCAGCAACACAAAGGGTTGCATCGGTCTCACTCGTGAGATTCCCTTGCGCATCGATGCAATAACCCACGGCAGCGCGCGTGTAGGTGATGGCGCTGGCTAAAGTAGATGTATCGCCTTGCTCGATGTTAGCCACCAAGTCTTCTCGCTGACTGGTCATGGCGGAATCAAGGTTGGAGATAAGCTCAGTGGTTTGTTGAAAAGCCGCTTTTGTCGATTGAGTGAAAGCGATAAAGTGTTCATTTCGCAAGGCACTGGCTTGACGTTCGTTGGCAAAGGCTTTGGCGATGGAGGTGATAACTGCGCTGTTTTGTTGATGTATTGCGCCCAACTCTAGGGTATGACTGGCAATGCTTTGAAGCTCATTTGTGGTGGCTTTGAGCTTGTCTTGTGCCAGGGCGAGTTTAATATCTAATTGCTGCAGCTCGTTGTTTTGAAGCAGGGCGTTATAAGCACTGATAACTTCCGCTAAGCTCTTTGCTTGGGCCCCAAGTTGTAGCCCTTGGACTTGCACAATACTCTGATTAATCTCACCTTGAATGGCATCGAGTGTGCTCGACACATTGGTAAACTGCTCATCCACGCCATCTTCTTGGGCATTGAATACCGTGATTTGGTCTTTGATGTAACCGGCAGCACCGGCAATAAAGCGCTCGGCGGCGTTGGCCTTTTCCAGTGTGCCGTTGTCATAAAAGGACTGAAGGGCGGCGGTAACACCATAGACTGCATCAAAGGTGCTAATCGCCTGGCTTACTTGGCTGGCGGTTTGATAGCCTCGACTGTCGACCAGTAACGAAGCTAAACTCATAGAGCGCTCAACCACAGGGCCGTCTACCCAAGTATGACCTGCCAGTTCGCATGCAACCGCATCTTGCTCAATAGTTCGATTACCTTCACTGTCTACACAATACCCCACCAGAGCGCGGGTAAAGCCTTTGGCCTCTGCAATGGCTTTTTGGCTTTCATGGGTAATTTCAGCACGCAGTGTTTCAGTGCGCTCGCTGCTTGCTTGGCGCGCATTGGCAAAAGCCTTACCGAGAATATCAATACTAGCCGCGCTTTGGTTGTGCAGCGCGATGAGCTGGGTGGATTGAGACGAGAGCGCACTGACGTCATCTGTTATCGCAGAGAGTTTATCTTCTGCATGGGCGAGGGTGATGGAGTGCTCAGCCAAAGCGTTGTCGCGTAAAAGCTGGTTGTAGGCCTCTAATACCTGGTTTAAATCTTTGTCGGCTAAATCAAGCTGAATACCTTGGATTTGCGTGACCGATTGCTGTATTTCCCCAGCCAGTGCATCAATGTGTTGCTCAGCCATGGCCAGCTTTTGGTTCACCCCGTCTTCTTCATTGAGATAACTGATAACCTGATTTCGAATGGTGGCGTTTGCGCCATCAATCCAAGTTTGCGCCGCATTGGCTTTGACGATGATGTCATTGTCACTGAGTTCCTGTAGGACGGCGCTGATACTGTATTGGGTGTTAAACGAATCAATAAGCGTTTGGACGTTGCTTTGAGTCTGATAGCCTAAACTTGATACCCACGCCGTGGTGGCATAGTGCGCCATCCGTCCTGTGCCTGCGTCGAGCTCGTGTTCAATGGTGGTGGTGCGACTGGTGATGTCTTTGAGGGCTAAATCATTGGCCCCGCGTTTGCCGATTTCAATAAAGTCGATGTCACACGCGCCCAGCTCAAACTGCAGCCAAGTGAGCAAGCCGCTATATCCCGCCGTGCCGGTTGCCTCAATTTGGACGACTTCCCAATCAAAACTTGTCGGCTCGGGCAAAAACAATGCGCCACCTTGAAATTGAATGCGGCCAAGCCAGGTGCTGTTTTGGTGTTTGCGTACGCGCAGCCTAAACATGGGGTTGTCGATGGTATCCAGCGAGATGGCGGGGCTAAAGAGCGTACTTTTACACACCAAATACCCCAGCGCATGGTGACTTTCAAAGCCTGCAAAGCCCTCACTGCCGCTGTTAAACTGCCAGCTGTAGGCAGGCGTGAGCGCAGCCATGGCACCGGCAATTTGGGCATTCACTTCACTGAAAGTGGCGCGCTGTAAAATCTGGCCTGCCTGCAGCGCGATTTGCGCACTGGCATCAATCAATTTATCCTCTGCTTGTTTTATCCTACGAGACTCAAAATTAATGCGCGCATGAGCGCCATCTACCAAAGACACCGCTTCACTAAATTGCGTGTCGGTATATGAAAACGCCCGATTTACAATGGTGCCAGACTCTGCATCCACAAACACCGCCGCATCTATCAAACGCTCATTGTTTAACGTCCTGCGCTCATACTCATTCCTAAAGTTTGTATAGCCTGCCGTCACATCAAACACGCTTTTTTGCATGTCAGTCACCGCCAACGCGGTTTCATCCAATTTGACTTTATTCAGCGCTATTTGCGCCGGAATACCCTCAGCAATGGCGTCATCCAAGACTTTGGTAACCTCTTCCAAACCTTGTATTTGTGCAATGTTTCTAGTAACAAGCGAGGGTAAGTTGTTCTCGGTTTCAGGGCGCAATCTATCCACCTGGGTGTTTAAGTCGTTTATTAAGTCCTGCGCTTCTTGGCTGAGCTTCGCCAGTGGCATGTCGTTAATAAATTCTGTTAAATCCACCTCGGTTGTGGCGGCAACTATCTGCACCCAATCACTGTGGCCTAAGTGATTCACAGCGCGACATTGGAAGTGATACTCAGTCAAAGGCTGTAAGCCAATGCGGGTGTAGATTTGCGTAAACACAGCGGGACTTTGCTCGGGCACATCATTTGAGCCTAAAAACTGCCATTCGAACTGGGTACCAATTCCCATTGCAGGCAAAGTTGCGGTGAGGGTAATTTGGTTATAGTCCGCCACAGCAGAGAGTGCGGGTTTAACTGGCGCGGAGACGCTAAATTGAATGGCCACAGACTTGGAGCGCTGACCAAAAATGTTCCTGGCATACACTTTGGCGGTGTAGGTGCCAAGGGCGAGCTTTGGGATAACCGCCTGCGTATAGGTTACTTTCTCATGGTAAATACGCATGCTATTTTGATAGTACTCCACATCGTATTCGTGCACGGCCAACGGGGTTGGGTGGGTCCACTTCACAATGCCATTGCCGTCCATATCCACGATGACTTGTACATCCATAATGGGCGAGGGTGGCCCTGTCACATAATCACTGTTTGGCGTGATATCTGACGCCCCAGGGATTAAATCATCGGCCCAAAGCAGTGGGCTGTCTTCAATACAGGTGAGGGTAATACCACCATCTAAACGAAACTTTCGACCCACCACGCGATACACCTTTTTAGTGATGTGCTCTTTGGGTAAATCCACATACACAGTGCGACCCACAGCCGCTTGCAAGGCCTTGTGCTTCAGTGGCAGCTCGATGGAACCCAGTCTCGTTTGCTCTAAGTGGATTTTGGCCAAACGCTGGGCGGTCGTGGCACTTCTAACAAAGGGCAAAGAAATCGTCGTTTCAAGCAATTGATTGTCTTTTGCAATGTAGCCTTCTGCCCGTATTGGCGGGGCATCGGTGCGCTCATAATGCTGGTTGGGGTCGGTAAAGGTGGTACGCACCATATTGGCTCTATCACGCAAGTCTGCATGCCATTTGATTTTAACGTTGCCCATCACATCAGATTGGTTAATCGTATAGGTGGGATTGCCATACCAGGCACCGACGCGCACAAACCATTGGCCCATCTGGCGAAAAATTTTCCCTGCAAAGCAGCGCTCTAGCTGATTTAAAATCTCAATGGGCTTGCTGGTAAAGCGAAAGGTGCCGTTGCAGGTGTAGCGCGGCTCATACCTATCCACCCCATCCGCATCTTGATATAGGGCATGTTCGTCGCACACATTGGCTGCCGCTATCCACCAATTGAGCGGAATGCGATGATAAGGCACTTCATGGGCCCCATAAAAACGAATGTAGTGCAAGGCGCAGAGCACCGCATTTTGAGACCATACCCAAGTGGCAGAATCATCGGGGTTTTGCTGGCTGTCGCGCGGGTCCCAAATACGCGCACCGCGTATTAAAAACTCACAGTCTGATATCCCATCAGGGAATACTTCACGGTTGTTTTCAAGCTCAATAAACACATGGGCTTGCGCAAAGCCCACGTGTGCTTGTGTCCAGCCTGCCATTTTAGACACCGCCAACGGATTTGCTGACGTGTGATTACCATCAGAGAGGGCATAGTCCCAACTGTCCTCGGGATAGTCAGAAAGCGGCTTGTTGGCAATGTAGACTTCTTCCAGCGCATCAATGGGCGCACCATTGATTAACACAATGAGCTGCACCCATTTCTTTTCGTCACGCTCCACGGTAGCTTGATGGGCAATCACACCGCCCACACGGTCGCGCCCAAAGGTGATACGCCGTGGCTGGTCAATGCCTTTTTGTAGTCCCTTAGCAAGGGTGGCATAGTCGGTTTCTGGCACATCGGGCGATAAGCTATCCCACAGCGCGCCCACAGTTTCATCCCAAATCTTTTCGCCTAAACCAAAAATCGGGTCCGCCAACTCATTGGCAATGTCTGCAACTTTACCCATGCGCACCGCCCAAATCAGGTAACACCTGAGAATAACAAGAACTGACCGCGCTCATTTCCAGCACGCTTAAGCCAATGTTGGTAACGCAGTACACGATGTTCATACACACAATGCCGCCAACCAACTCACCTTCAAATTCAACCAAGGCAATGTCACCACGCTGGGCATAGGCTATTTCAATGGGCTTTAAATGGTGTTTAAACACACTTTGAATATCAGAAAAGCCTAAGCGTGTTAACCGACGCTTTGCGCCAATCGCGGTTTTATACCGCCCACGAAAATCTGCGGCCACATCGACGCCATTAACCACATTCAACCAATCGGCCACAAACAAGCAGCAATCAAATGTACCCCAATTAAATACTTTGTCTTCGCATGCATCCAAGTAACGCTGCAAGGCAAGGGGGCGAGCACTCTGTGTACGAGATTTAGGGCAAGTGGACACCATCACGGCCTCCCACTGGGGAACCAGGTTGGGTATCGGGTAATACCGTACTGGTTGCCTCACTGTGTTCGCTAAAGAACTTATCGTCAGGATATAGGGCGGTTTGTGTGGCGTGATTCCAACGCTGATGAACCCGAGATTGCTTCCAGCGCTCAGACTCGCCCGCCACAGATAACATCACTTTACTCACTTGGCCACGCTCTACATCACAGGCCACGATATAGCCACTTTCTAAGAGCTGGGATTGATTGACTCGATAGTGCTTATCGACCGTGACCAAATAGATTTCAACACCCGCACCAATGGGATCGTTTTCGGCCACTTCGCCCAGAATCGCGTCACTTTGGGTGTGCAAAGACAAACGAATACGGGCCGCATCGTTTTTATCATTGGCAGGAATCTCCCCAATGCGCCCAAGCATGCCCAGGCCAAACCAAGTGCGACCCAAAAAGCGCCGCTCACCAACACCGGTATGCAATAACACATCGCCACTTTTAAATGCCAAGCGCACAAAGTAACGGGGGCGACACTGGGCAAGCTCGGCCACCAAAGCTCGATTTAACGCTTCCATTAAAACGCCTCCCGACCTTTGATTTTCCAAGCCGTCACAAAGCCGTTTTTAACCTGGGCTTCTGCCAATCCTTGCTTGTTATCCAATAAGCGAAACACGCCAGCAGGGCGCTTAAAATACACAGGAGTATTACTGGCTGGGATTTGACGCATAGGCGATTCAAACTCAAGCGTGCACGCGCCATGACTATCCACGACAGCATCTGCCGTCAGCACTTTAAGCTCCGCGTTTTCACCCACACCAATCTGAATACGATTACCGGCTTTGGCATACACACCGTTCACAGGCAAACCAGACACGTTCAACACATTGCCATCTTGATAAGGCTCAACCACACGGGCAAAACTGTCTAACTCATCCTGTAGAAACCGATAGTCATAACACAAGAACTTGCCAACCGAACCACGACACTTGGCCAAGAACGCATCTAGAGCCAAGGCATCAGACTCAGATACATTGGCAAGCTCAATCTCAAACTCCCAATAGGCACCTTCGAGGTCGTACACCTCTGTCGCATTATTGGTTTTACTCACATGCAAGTGACTATTGGGAATCAGCCGAAAAACACAACGTTTTGGGGGCTTAGGTAGGGGAATATGCTCCATTTTTTATCGCTCTTTGCTTTACTGTGTGAGCGAGTTTAAAAAATTAGGAGCGGTAATTTAGGTGGAAAATGTTTTACAACACAGTAAGTTTAGCAAATACCTTGTTAATAAATAATTTCTCTACTAATTTAGAACTTACTCAATCAACTTAACGGACTTATAGGCACTTAGTAGCTAATCTACCATTGTCAGGAGATATCTGTGTGAAGGGAAAAGTCGTAAAATACAAACAAGATAAAGGCTATGGATTCATTTGTGGCGATGATGGCCATGATTATTTTTTCCACAAGTCAGAAGTCCCCAATGGCTATCGTTCCACACTAAAACAGGGTCAAAATGTAGAATTTAAAAGTAGCTCAAATGATAGAGGACTTTTGGCTCTAAGAATTAAACCACATGAATTTATAAACTTCTCAACGGAGAAACAATCTCGTAGGTTAAAGAAAAATCCATTTACGCCTCAAGATCCTGTTTACGATCCTCACAAGTTCGCTGGAAGAAGTGAATCTGTGGCGAATGCTGTTGATTCACTATATAACGGAAAAAATGTGTTGGTTAGCGGTCATAGAGGAGTTGGCAAAAGTTCGTTATCAATCCAGCTTCTAAATGTACTCAAAGGAAACCCCTTGCTACTTAATAAACTTAATATAGAAACAGATGGATTTAAATTTAAGTATTTAACATCAGACCATCGGTGTTTAAGTAGTAATGAAATAGAAGAGATAGCATCCTCTCTTGTAAATGGGTTGGTTAGCTCTCTTGGTAAAGATGAAGCAGTTAAGAGCAAGACTAGCGAATGGCAATTGAGTTTAAAGTTTCTAAAATATAAGCGACAAACGGCAAAAGAACCTTTGACTTATAGTGATCTATCATCACAGTTTGCTTCAGATTTAAAAACAATAAGAAATGAAGCTCTTCAAAATTGCTTCAATGGACTTTGCATGTTAATCGATGAAGTTGATGTACTCGAAGATAGGGTGCAAATTGCTCCATTCTTAAAAGCAACAATTGAAAAGCTACGTCAAGATGGAATTTGTGACGTGTGCTTTTTAGTTGCTGGAGTAGTTGGTATTGCGACAAGGCTAATTAGTGAGCACAAATCGTCGATGAGACTTTTTTGAAGCATGCCCGCTAGAACCAATGAATCACGACGATATTACCGAATTACTTAATATAACACTTGACAATACTGAAGCAGAAATAAACAAAAATGCTATATCAGCTATTGCAGATACATCTCGCAACTTCCCTCAACCTGTTCAACTGTTGGGATATCACTCTTTTAGAGTTGATGATAATGATGTTATTGATGTAGATGATGTTGATAAAGCCAGACAATTTATAATTGAAAATATTCGGGGTCAAGAATTTCGGCGCCTACTAAATGAAATGTCGATCAATGAGGCCGTAGTTTTGAGAGAAGCTGCTAAGGCACACAAAACAACCTTCAATATTGGTTTCGTATTGAGTAGGACCAGCTTGACGGAAACTATTATTGTAGAAGTTATAGCATCTTTAAAAGAGAAAAGGGTAATTGAGACGACCTATAATGAAGCTTATGCTTTCGTAGACCCATTTTTTAAATACTTCGTCAGGTGGGACTCTGGTTTTCGGTAATTTTTATCAACTCTCAAGATTCTAATAAAATAGGATGTCTAAATTATATAGTCAGTGTTGGATTACGACATACAGGTTAAATATGGATATTAATGAATTAGCTATTAGTCTCTCTAAAATAAATGAACCAGAATTATGGATAAGGCACATTCCTCGTACGTATCGGGGGTTGCGAAAAGATGTATTCAAACTAGCCGAGCCATTGTGGATAAAGAGACTGGTAGCATCGAATGAATTATATGTTCACCCGAATGTTATAAAAAGTTTAGTTATTCAAAATTTCATTCCCAACGACCTCCAAAAAAAGATGATTTGGGCTAGCATACTTGCTTCAAATAGTGACCACCGAAGAAGAAACACCATAAAAATACTTGTAAAAAAGAAACATGGTCATGATTGGTGGGAAGAAGTATTTGAAAGATCAAGAAATGCCTGGGCTGCTAAAGAGCGTATTCAGAAAAACCTTAAAGAGAATGGGCCCGCAATAAACAAACTTATTGCCAGTACACACTTATTTGGTCAAGCGGCAAGGGACGAGCTTATAGCAGCCTTAATAATGATCCCAGAAAAGTGAGAGCGCCCCATATATGTGCGATCGCCTTGTTATGTGAGTTATTAAAAATAGTTTAAGCCTTAGTCGTTAAGGGGGACTTTGGTGGATTTGATATTTGGAGTTTTATTCTCTTTGGTGGGGTTGATGACACTCCTATTTTTAGCTGTATACTGGAAAATAATATTCATATTTTTCGTAACAATGCTTACTGTTTGGGAGCCAAAACTAGGAGTGCCAATTACGTTTTGCTGTTCTTTCTTGTCGATTATTTGCATTGAATATAGGAACGTTGGCGCTAAGTTGTTTATTTCAGCCTTAAAATTCTCACTCTGTGTGACGATAGGTGCAATTGTTATTGGCTTTATTATCAATTCAGTTTTTGGTACTGGACCAGATAATACGTTGTGTTCTCTTGGCAATCCAACCGGTTGCTAATAATCCCATCGAAACTATTAATAAGGGGCTCAAATGACTAAATTTGAAATCGCAATAACGACATTGTTTACCGGATTTGTCATTGGTCAAACGACTGACTTTATAAAATACAAATGGCAAATAAGTAGGCAAAAAAAAGCTTTGAAGTCGGAAATTAAAAGTATCCAATCAGACTTTAGTGAAAAAGCTGAAAGGATAAAACAAGTTGCTTCGGAATTAACTAGATTTCACATTGGCTTTTCGGTTCCTGGAAAGATAAGCACTCATATCTTTGAAAAGTGTTACCCAGAAGTTGCGCCATACCTGTCTGAGAATGAAAGGAAGTCAATAATAACTATTTATAACCATGTTCAGCATTTCAATGATGAAGTCGCTAAAGAGGACAGGACGACACTAGAACAAGCACAGAGATCTTTGGTTAAAATGTACAGCCAAGTGGTATTTGGGTATGACACAGCTAGTCACTTTTTAGAAAATGGCGGAGATAAACTGTTTTTACAAGAAACTGATAAAATTGACAGAATCAACGATGAAATCCAAAAATTTGCCAATTCTTGGCTTTTGTAAAAACGGAAGAGAATGTGTTAGCTAACCAACACTCCTAATCGCCCTAAACACAGCCCCACGAGAGTTCACACTCTCAACAACAACAGCTTCAATCTGCCGAGCAATGTTTGCACCAATCACATTGCCTTGCTCGGCATTTGCCGCACCTTCTACTGTGATCTGATTGGTAATATTAAACACTACATTTTGGCCAGCGGTTTGGCGGTTACCTGCATTGTAGTGTCTTGCCATATGGCTGATTTCGACGTTTTGTTTAGGTGAAAGGACACGTTCACCGCGTTGCAGGATGTAGGTGCTTTCGTTTGGCACGTAGTCTAGGCCGCCGTGCGCGATACCAGCGGGTTGTTGTGATTTAATCATCCGAACTTGTTGCATACCCATGGCAATGGCCGCAGCTGCAGCGGCAGCACCAAGGGCGGGACCGACGATTGGAATAGGGGCCAATGCGGCAAATGAACCAGTTGCCGATTCATAGGTTTTGATTAGGGCTTGAGTGATAGCAAAGGCTTTGTAGAGTTTAAACGCGGTTTTACTTTGTCCTGCCATGGCTTTAAAACCTGCTGCACCAAGGCCGACTACTGCTGAGGTTTTCTCCCGCGCGTTTTTTGTCTCCCAGTTTGCAAACTGCATTAAGTGTTGTTGCATCGCACCGGTATTATGGGTGCGCGCCTGCATGAGCCGTTCTTGATGGGCGTATTCATCTGCTTCTCGTTGACTATAAAAACCCCTGGCTGCGTTTAGTTCTTGTTGGCGTTCTAGGTTTCGAATTTGATTGTCGGCGTTGTATTTGATTTCACCGACTTCATCATTTGCAGCAAGACCAAGCATGCTCCTGCGTTTGGCATCGATGCGCGCTTGTTGTTTGGCTTCTTCTACGCGTATTTGGCTATCATAAGCGGCGAGGGCTTCGCGGTTACTGAAGCCTTTGATTTGCGCGATGCGGTCTTCTAGTTCTTTGCGTAAATCATTGCGGCGTTTTTCTTCTGCTTGGTTTTGGATGCGCGTTTTTTCGGCTTCACGCTTTTTGATTAGGGCTTGTTGGTCAGCATCCAGTTTAGTATCGAGTTGCTTTAAAATGGCATCGTATTTGGCTTTGTTACCCAAGTCGTTTTCGCGCGCTTGCATGACCATTTCTTTGCGTTTTTTATAGCTGGCTTTGAGCCTGGCTTCTTCACCCAATAGTGAAAGCTGCAGCTGCTGAATGTTTTGGGGCAGAGCGTTTGTCGCTTGTTTGGCGTTATCTGCTATTTGCTTCCAGTCCAGCGCCTTTAGGTTTTGTTGTAGGTTTGCGGCTTGCGCTGCGGTTTTCATAGATTCGGCGCGGAGTTTTGTTTGCTCGTTGATGTAACGCTCAATGCCTGCAATTTGGTTTTGATAGGTGAACTTAGCGCGGTCACTGCCCGCATTATTCATTTGCTGGCGCAGCTGTTTAATGCGTTTGTATGCGTTTTCAATGTTGTTTGTGTAGTTGATGGTTTGTTTTGAAGCCGAGGCAATTTGTGCTTTAGCGCTGATATTACTCACTGAGTTAAAGGCGTCACCTAAGTCATAGAGGTGTGTTTCAAGTCTTTTTGAGCTGGTACTGGCTTTATCACCTTGAGTAGCAAAATAGGCAATGGCTAAACCAGCGGTCACGGCCAAACCAACAGGGCCACCCATGAGGCGCAATACACTGCCTAATGCTCTACTGGCAATTGAGGCTCTCGCAGCCGCTGCCGTATAAGCATTGGTTGCGGTTGTTAATGCGGCTTGTGTTGCCGTCGCACGCGTATTTGCCGCTGCGAGGCTTTGCGTGGCCATTTTTCTTACGTGCATATTACTCGCAAGTTGTACTTGCCGCCTTGCAGCGTCGCGCTCTTGTATTGCTTTCGCGTGCTCTGTTGCAGCCAATTGTTGATTGGCAGCCACAAGCTGTAGGTTGGCTTGCGCTGCTTTGTGTGACGCAATGACTTTCGACCCCATTATGGTGGTCGTTTTTGCTATGTTCCCTGCCAATTTACCACCCATAACAATAGCCAAAGCCGTTGCCGAGGTAGTTAACCCTTCAACCAGTTCTTTGTTTTCTCTTAGTTCTCGCATGCCAGCGGTCACAGCATTGGCCACTTCAACCACTGCAAAGCTAACTGGCTTTTCATACTCACGAATAAGACGCTGATACTCGTTGCTCATTTCAGCAAACGAGGCGTTTATTTTGCCTTCAGTCGCCTCAGCTGCGCCTGCATACTCATTGAGTGCTTTAATTAAATAGCGTTTAAACATTTGGCTGGTAATACGGCCATCGTTGACCAATTGCCTAAAACCACCTGCAGCCACGCCCGCTGCTTTATCAAGCTTTTGTAAAAGCCCGGGTAAAGGTTCCGTGACTTGGTTGAGTTCTTCGGCTCTTAGCACGCCTGCTGTCATACCTTGGGTCATACCAAACAAAGATTGCTCCAGCTGCACATTGCTTGCGCCTGTTTTAGCGGCGGCATTGGCCATACCTTCGAGAATTGCTTTACCTTGTGTTTGGGTCACAATGCCGGCTTGTTGCAAGTTGAGGATTTTTGAGTAGGAATCAGCGAGGGTGGTGTATTGCGTATTGAGCCTGTCTGCGGTTTCAAATAGATAGTTTTGTACTTGTTGGTATTCACGCGTAGAATCCGTTAACCCTTGCAGGCGTGTATCTAATTGCTGTGCTGCGCCTGTATCGCGAATAAACATGGCGGCAGTGCCAATGGATGCAACACCTGCGAGGGTCACTCCCAATAACTCATACCCTGATTGTAATAGGCCAAGTTGTCTACCCATGGCGGTTTGTTGCTGCATCACTTTTGTTTGGCTTACGCCTAAGCGCTGATTCGCAGCCACCTGATTTTGAATTGCATGAGGCAGGCGGTTTAAGTCCTGGACGTTTTTGTTGGTGCCTATGGTTACGGCTTTGCCGTCATACTTTAAGCGAAGCGCTAGGTTCAGTTGGTTTTTCATCGGGCCGCCTTAGTAGTCCTATTACAGTGCGCTCTAAGAATTGGAGCTTGTCAAAATCAGTGGGGGTAAGGGCAATGTCGCTATAGCGCCAAGCAATTTCAGCCCTGGCATAATCAAGGGCGAGCTCGATGCCGTCTTTGCAGTATTGCCATTGGGTATTGGCAGTTGAAAGCGCCTTAACCGCTGCCCAGTTTTGTGGGAGTACGTATAAATCTGCTTTGCTTTTTTCAACCTCAACCGGTGCACCGAAATGGGCTAAATCATCGTCTAAATGTTTGCTATGTGTTGCTAGGTCGCCCAAAAACCACCTAGCAACGTCGATTAGTTTTTTTCCTGTACTCGATACTGCGCATTAATACACTCGGCAGACAACCGCCCAGTAATGCCGCCAAAACACAGCATTTCATCTAACACGTCTTTTGAAAAGGTGATGTCTTTGCCTTCATCAATAAAGCCATCCCACCCAATCAGGAGTTGCTCAACGATGGCTTTATCCGTTGTGCTTTGCGGGTTGGTGAGCGTTTCAATGTCGTTTTCAGGCACCAATTTAATGTGTGCATTGAACTTAAATTCCACACCACCATATTCAAAATGAATGGGCGCATGGATGGTGGCGTCTTTTAACTTCGCTAATTTTTTTAATTTCATTTGGATCACTCAAATACTAAGGTTAATTCATCAAAGCCACTGTCTGAAGGCACCAGCTTTCCGTCCAGTTCGTAGCCTGTGAGCTCGCTTTCTAAGCTTGCATACTTGGGTGTGGGCATTTGAAAGCGTCCTAACAGCGTCACTTTATTGCCAGCACCTTGCCCGTGGTTAAACTCAAAAGGCTGAATGCTGCCAGCCAATTCAAACGGGTTGAAGATAGACAAAGAGTCACTGGTAACAGTTATGTTCGCCGTGGATTCATGACCGGTGATGAGGATTTCTTCATGATTGATTGCCCGGTCAAACACCACATTATTACCTACATCAACGGTGAGCTTGTGCAATGTGCGTGATAGACCATTTAACTTAAATGCACTGCTATTGTTTACACCCAGCGTTGAAGGCTTTTTCCAGCGAGACCAATCAACCGTTGGCGGGCCGCTAGATTGTATCGGCGCACTAAACAACCCTTTAAATTGCCAATTAACCATAGGCTGGCCTTTTTCCAAGTTAATGCTGAAGGTGCCAAGCATCTCAGTAATTTGATGGGTGTTTTGGCCAAAGCGCATAAGGCAGGTTGCTTTAGTAGCCGCACCTTTTGTGAATGTGACTGCGTTCGCGCTAGAGACTTGCACCATGCCGCATGCTAACAGCAAAGGCGCAATCGCCGGGGCCGAGCCTGCGCTGCCACTCATGGCCAGCGGTGTTTTAAAGTTCAGCGTCACGTGCTCGCCATAGATAATCTCAAGGCTTGCGCCAGAGTGAGCACGCTCAATTTCGTCTTTTTCGGTTTCGGCTTCAATGTTGAATTCAACCTCACTGGCATATATCGCATGGTTGCCTGTAAGGGTGGTCCCGAGAGAGTCGGCCATAATTAGCCTGTCTTTAAATCGCCAGCTCATTTGCTTGCTCCTGGTTTAATCGTGTCGCCATCGAGTACAAAAGCACCAGCGGCATTACTGCGATTGCCGCTTTGTTTAAGGGCCTGTTGTACTTGCTGTGCAATCTCCGTTGGGCTGCTCGATTTGGGTGGCAGGTCTGTTTCTTTGTTGGCTTTCATGTTGGTTCCTTGGTGTTGATGGTGATGTGCCCACTCACTGAAAACTGGCACTGGTAAATGAGGTTGTTGGTTTGGACGTTGAGCTCCACCATGCGACCGCGATGCAGCTTAATGGGCTCATAGGGCGCAAAAGTAAGGCCTGCGAGGGCCGTTTTGACTCGCTCGCGGAGTGTTTCAATTTGTTGGTCGGTTTTTCTATTTGCGCTGTGGCAAGGAATAACAATCATCACGGCAAATAGCTCCGTTACGGCGTATTCGTCTTGGCCTGTAATACTGTTGGTTGGCTGATAGTCTTCATCCAGCGGCAATACATACAGCAAAGGTGCGTGCACTGATTTACTGCGCGCCTGATTAAAGTCTTGTGCAAAACCCACCTTGGCAATGCGCGCGTTATTTAAAGCCTTTTCAATGTGGTTTAAATCAAAATTAAACATGCTTTAAGCTCCGTTTAAACCAGCCAGTCGGTAAGCGTTTCAACAATGGCTCCGGCTTGATATTGCTCGATGCCAATGATTGGTTGAGCAGGGAGCGTAATAGCATGGCCACGGCCTGTTTTGCCACCAAAGTGATGTATGGCAGCGTACTTCTCACCCAAGCCATGTATCAATTCATCGCCTTCAACCTTGTGTGTGACAGAGCCAGCTAAGTTACGTTGGTCGGTGAGCGTTAATCCTTTGCGCGCTTTTGCAGCTTCGGATTGTTCCCAGCGGGTGCCATCTGGTGCCAGTTCGTTTAAAAAGCGGGTGGTCACGTCCATATCTAAAAATGCGCCTATGTCATCCAATACATCTTCAGGGACTTGGCTTTTACGATTGAGCACTTGCAACTTCTCTAACGCATCGCCCGAGATATCAATGAATACGCCTGCCATGACTTAGTACCTTTGCCAATCAAAATTGCTCGCTAAAGGCTTGGTTTGAATAGGCCCAGACGCCATAGGCGAGGGCGCTTTAATTTGAATGGTCCCCGCCTCAATTTTACCAAGTTCTAACATGGCGTTTTTACGCCTGGTCATAAGCCCTTCGTCGGCATCGTTGTTACATAGCTCATAACGCATTAAGTCAGCGGCTAAACCCAATAAGGGAGAGGCATCCACTTCAGCCTGTGTGAGTTCAAGCTTTGCCACGTAACCCGCTATCGTGTTATTCACATTGGTAGAGGCGGTGTTAAACCAATTTAAAAGGGTGGTTTGAATGTCTGTTTCTGGTGTGGCCAACAAGGCTTTATTTAAATCATCTTCAGTGATTTGCTGGGCATCATACGCAAGGGCAAATGTGCCATTAGCAAACTCCAACAAGCGACTTAACCCAATTGTACTGATTGTGTGCTGTGCATTTACAAACATCGTGTTGTCCTTAAGGTAAAGGGGCCGAAGCCCCACAGGGAGTTAATGGCTAAGTGGTTAAGCTGTCAGTACATCGGTTAGTAGCACACCACACCCTTTGGCAATGATTTGCTCTTCGACTGATTCACCTACAATGACCTTGGTACCGCCACGTAAACCCGCAGATACCGGCTTGCTACCTGATTCACGGTTCTTGTAACGGGCAGTGAGTCCAAAGGTCATACGTTTGTTTTCAAAACTGGCCAGTGGGTCATGGTAGGTAAGCGCAAGGTTGTCGCCCCATGCACGCTCAAAGACTGGTGCTTTGCCTTTTTTAGCAATGTTTAACCGTGCTTGGCCAATATTGATATGCTCTATTTCAAGCGCTTCTTTTATGTAGGCCCAGGGCACTAGGCCTTCGTCTCCAGTCGTGCCGTTATAGCCTTTCAGTAGCTTTTTGTTGGTCCTAAGTGCGGTTGCCACTTTAAATGACATGGTCATGCAATTTGGGCGCATTAATGGCTCATCGAGTAAGTTGAGGAACCAACGCAATATATCCAGCTCAGGGTCATCTAGCTTTTTTAGGCCTGCCGTGCCAAGCTTTTTGTGAATACCAAAGTTATTGGGATCAGAGAACTTTTTAGCGACGCGTATTTCTCGCCCAAGCAATACCAAGTCCGTAATGTTTTCGGTTGCCACATTCAACGGGCTGTGGTTTGGTGGCGCGTTGGTGATATCGTCGTTTGGTACAACATCAGATAAACCATAATCAGTCACAGAGCCGGTTCTGTCGTCATAACCAAACTCAACTTGGTTTGGCTCTGACTTACGGCCAATCTTGGTATCTGGGACCGTGAACTTATCCGCTAGATTGTACTCACCCCATTTGTATTCGCGTCTGTTCACAGATGCGTAGGGTAGTAACCTATCGGCTATTAACTGACGATTGGTATAGGCAATTGCTATCGCAGTTTGCTGCACGTCGGGGGTAAATGGCATACCATCACTCATGGCAATGCTCCTTATTTAATGATCACAAATGGGGCGATATGAATATCGACAATGGTGCCCGCGTCGCCTTTTTCGAGTACCTTGCCAGCTACGTGGATTTCGGTATCTTCTGTATGAGCGGCTGGGTCTAAGGGTATTGCGCGGCCTTCGCTATCGCTCACAGCGTATTCACCGCCCGCAAAGTCGCCACCTAGCTCTATGGGTGCAAGCTGTGTCATGACCACATCAACGCGCAACTTTTTGTCTGTGCCTTGCTCAGTAACACCTAAAATGGGGCTTTGTATGCCTGTTGCATTGGTTGCCATAAAGTCGCCAATATCAGCCGCGACAAAACGGTTTGCAGGCAATGGGGTGTCAGACTCAAAGTTTCTAATTAATCCTGGTATGGCCATTAGTTTGACTCCTGCGTAACGTGGTCCATGGCTGTACTTAGGCTGATTGTCACGCCCTTATTCGCTTGCGCACTTTGATACTCCACAGCTCTTTGAGCCAGTGCATCAGCTGAGTTATCAATCTCGGTTTCGTCGTTGTCGTCTTTGCGGCTGAATTCTTTGGTAAGCCCACTTTGCTCGGGCAATGAAAGCAGCAAGGTTTTAAAGAACTCTGCGGGGTTGGCCGAAGAGGTTTGGTTGCCATCACTTGCAGCAAATTCAAACGTGCTTGCTGCACCTGTTTCAAGGTGGGCCATGAACTCGGCCAAACCGTCTGTTTTGGTGATACGCGGGGCGTTGCCACCATTGACCTTGGTATCAATAAACGTTTGCGCATCAAACTTACGTTGGTTGAATTCATGTTCAGCGTTACGCTTGTTCGCCGCGTCCAGTTTGGCCTGCAATGCTTTCTCGGTGTCGGTGGGTTCGTTTTTAGTTTTGTCACTCACTTCTAGTTCCTCTAAGTTATTTGAAGGGGCTGCGAATTCAGGGTTTGCAGCGAGTTCTTGACGCTGTTCGTGCTCAGCAAGCGTGACTTGCTCTTGCAGATATTCGGCTTCCCATTCAGAAAACACCTTATCTGCATGTTCAGCACCAAAGCGGTCAGTAAAAAAGGTTTTAAGATTCTTAACGAGGTGGACAACGGCCTTTGTTGTATCAATGGTCATTCGCTCGATGCGTTCACTGGCAGCAAACTCTAATATCACGCACTCTATACCGCTTTGCTCTTGGCTAAATTGCCATTTCATGCCATCTAATGCAGGGGCTTTACCACCTAAAAAGCCAATATGCGCAAGCTCATAACCGTCTTCACCCTTTGTGAGGCGAACAGAGCGGTTTGGGTATCGCTTGTTTTCAACCGCATTCGCAAAATCCTGATCTACTTCTTCTGCTTGCGCGAATAGCTTATCGCCTTCTACTTTGAGCGCACTGGCCCAGCCCCACGCTGGGTCATCGGTTTTAGGGTGACCAACCACCAATGGACTTTTTTGAGGTGAGAAATTTTTAACAACAGTATCTAGATCAGCAGCTGTAAATTCCTGTGTATTGCCGCTTGAATCGGTGTGCGTACCTGTACGAAAAATCTCAAACCAATTAAAAGAAGTATTTTGTTTGCTTGCCATCATGTTCACTCATTAAGAATCAATGAGCTCAGAATAGCGGGGGAGAAAAAGAAAATTAGGCGTAAAAGGTTTTACATATAAGGTAGTTAGAACAATTTAATAGACTAAACAGGCTTTTGCGATCGATCAACTTAAACAATAATAAATTCCTATTTGAATTGACTGTAATTAAATAAATCATGTAAATTTATCATTTAGTTAACTATAAATTCACGGTTATTTTATGAAAAAAAAGGTCGAGGTTGGCGTTATTAATATTACTATGCACCCCCATAGTCCTGAAAAGTATGTTGAATTAATAAGGAGTGCACGAAAGTTAGATAAGCCCATACACCTTATGGGAACTAGTTGGGCTGAGTTAACTGATGTTCATCAACTACAGTTCAGCGAAGATCAAATCAAGCCAATCTATGGTGATATATATAAATATATAAATTTTGATAAAGATTCAGAGTGGTTCAACAAAGAAACAAAGCAACACGCAACTGATAAGGAAAAAGAAAAAACGAGAGAAATAGAGCACCTTAGACCTAATTCAATTAGATTCACCTTTATGCTTTTCCCTGAGTTACATTTAATTGTTTATTCAGCATATGAGAACCAGAAAAGATTAACGCCAAAATTAGCAACCATTTTTTTTAACAAACTATTGAATCACCCATCTCTCTTTGAGGTGTACGGGCCAATCAATGTCACGCACATGCCAACGGAGAGTGTTGTAGAAGACATAATAAAGTTACCGAAAAAAAGAAAGCTTGAACTTGTTATCACTAGGCCGAACGCGTTAAAGAACACTGAGCAAAAATTCTTAGAAAAAATGAATGCTCAAAATGCCCAAAAAATAGAGCAAAATTACACTGCCGTGCCAGACACTTCTCTAAACGTTGATGAATCATTGAAAGAAAATATTCAGATTGCAGCTAAATACGGGCATGCTAAAGTGAGTGGTAGGGATGAGCACGACCATAGTGTTACAATTGATACCAAGCAAGTACCATTTTTAGCTTCTGATATATATGATGATAAAAACACTACTTCTATGGATGCATTTAGAAGGCTTGCAGAAACCGTTGTAGATTTTTTCAGATAATTCGAGAGAACCAGTGAGCCAATCAAAAGATGATAGCCAGTCCTTAAATATACTAACTCGTTATTGGCGCAATTATGGAGGCTTCAAAGCACTCCTAAAATCATATTATTTTTTATCAGCCGTTGTACTAAATATTTTGCTTTGGCCACACTGGACCACCCATGGTTGGTGGGAATCCGTACTTAATTATGTCCCCAACTTACTCGGGTTTTCCCTTGGTGGTTTTGCTTTATGGATGGCAATTGGAGACGAAAAATTCAGAACCTTCTTGGCTCAATACCACATTGCTAAAGATGGCAGCCTTAAAGAAACTACCACTGAGTTCTGCGACATCAATACAGTATTCGTGCATTTTTTGGTGCTACAGTTAGCTGCCATAGTATTTGCTCTGCTAAATCAAGCATATTCCGGATTTTACCTTTATGGCTTAATTCCTTGGTGTAAAGAAGTTGTCTGGGCTATTTGGGGAGTTTCCTACTTGTTTTTCACTTACTCTATAACGGCTACGTTAGCTGCTGTGTTGGGGATATACAGAGTCACTAACATGTATGAAATGTTCGTCAACTTTAATAAAGATGAATAGCAAGTGGTAACTTTCACCCGTAAAGTTACCACCCAAACCCGAAACAAGCCTGTAATCTAGGCTTAAACCATGTTTAAAACCGCTTTAAAAACGCCTCAGTTTGTTTAAACCAATTTGAAATGCGCAATCCTACGACACTATCACTAAAAGTGCCTAGAATTGCTTTCTGTGTGTTTTTTCTGATTCGAGGTAAATCTACTTTATATTTTTACTTTTAAACGAATTGATTACATTGCCTAGCTTACAAAGAACGAATAAAAACATTTATATATGTTTAATTTTTGTGTACATTTTATTTACACTAAAATCACAAGCTTTTAATCAAGGTAAGGATGACCTTCTATTTGCGCTGTATTTGAAGTCATTCTAATAACGTTTAAATAGGAAAAGCATGGCAATTAAGCATTTGATAGTTCACGTAGTGAAGCGTGATAAAGATGGCGAAAAGCTATTTACACAACACAAAGAAGAAGAGAATAAATTAGATGACAGCTCTTCAGTGCTCACTAATGGACTACTAGATATATTTAAAAGCGCACACCTAAACATAGGTGAGTTCGCATTAGATGGAGATACAGAGAGTACCCCTATCTTTGAGAAGCGCCTGTCTGAATACTACAAAGAAGACCACGACAAACTGCAATGTACAAATTTTGTTGAATTGACAACAAGGCTAGCAAAACACTTTGAACATGTGCTGGTACAAGACAGCCTACACTCAGTGAAAGGAGGTTACCTTGTATTTTACGAATATGAGCAAAGTGGCCATCAATGGCTTGCAGTTGCAATACTCACCAAAAGTGATGGCGTCGATATATCAAACAACTTGGAAGTAGTGCTCAGTCAAATTCTCGACTTAGGCAAGCTACAATTAGGGGCAACTGTTAACCTGACCCAGTGGCACGACCAGTTAACGAGTCGATACATTAAATTTAGAAAAGGAGTTGGCAAAGAGTTTCGTGACTATTTTGAAAAATTTGTTGGGTGTCAACGGGACAAAGATGCTGCTAAGCAAGAAACTCGGTTCTTAAAAGCCGCAATAGAGGGTTATTCGATTCAGTCTGGCTTTTCTAAGGAAGTTACCTCTCAAAAAGTAGAAAGAGCCCACTCACACATTAAAGAGTGCATTAAAGAAGGAACTACCGTCACGCTCACGGGCGTTGCTAACGCAGTATTCCCAAACGAGTCAAACGAGTTCTCTATTTATGCGAAGCAAGAGCACAATATCTCTGAAGAAGTAGCAATCGACAACTCAACATTGAATACCTATTTAAAAATATCCGGTAGAGGTAAAGGTATTTCTATCAGCTTTGATAGAGAATTGTTGGATAACGTAATAAAATATGAAGACGATAAGCTCATATTTGAACAAATCCCCGACTCATTAAGAAAAGATATTGAGCAAGAACTTGAAAAGCGAAAACAAGACCAAAAAGTACTAGAAGATAAATGTCAGCAAGCATCCTAGAAGTATATAGCCATGTATTTTCACGCTTAAAAAGCGTGGAGATACTTGATAAAGAAGTAAAAGGTAAGCTAAATCTCACTGAAGAATTGGCTAGTAACCTTATGGCCCTTGAAAAAGAAGGGCTTACTTCTGGTGCGTATAATTTTACCAAGCGAGGGAAGTCAGCTGGGACGGCTACCCTAGGTGAATTAAAACCAGGACATTATATTGATGATGTTGAGTTTGAAATTGATCTGTCCGGCTTCCATGAAACCGGTACGCTATTTGTTTGTAGAGACTGGAACGAATTCTTATCTTATTCAAATGTTATGGAGTCTCCCAAAAACCAAGTCTTTTTTACTTCTACGGGAGAGTTGTTAAGCGCTTCGTCTAAGATTACCAAATTCGAAAACTACCATTCTATGGTAGAGGCCTATCAATTTATAAAATCACTGGCCAATTCGACAGAAGGTGGTAATGACACCATCATTTATGAGCGGCCTCTTAAATTTGACTTTACTTTAACTGAAGCAGATTTAGAGCATCCAGTAAATATCGATGCACTTAAAAAGCTCCAAAAAAAGGACCTACACACCGAAGCAATCCATTGCCTGATATGCCAAGAGCTAGTGAGTTTTTTAAAAGATAAAGACGTAAAAAAACGGTTTAGCTACCTTGTTCAAAATATGGACTCATTAACCTCTAATATACTCTTAAGTTATCAGAGCTACGTTGAAAATTACACGTTTGATAAAGTTAGAAAAGAATATTTAGAGAAGCGGACTGAGTATATCAGCAAAGTACATGATACTTTCGATTCGGTTGCAACTAAGTTGCTCTCTCTTCCTGCTGGGGTTTGGTTTGCCACCTCTGAAATAGAAGTTATACCTGTTAAAACTGGGTTGGAAAGTTTTGAGTTCGTTAAGAATGTAGCGGTTTTATGTACCATGGTATTAGCGGTTATCTTACTTACAATAAACTTATTAGGTCAGTTTTCTAGCCTGAGAGCGATTCGTGGTGAATATACAGAAGTGTTTAAGAGCCTTGAACACAGTTTTGAAGAAGAGAAACAAAACATAAAAGAAGCCTTAGCAGGGATTGAAAGTGCCCGTACACAGGTATGTATTAAACTTGGCTTTTCAATATTCGCTTCAATTTCATTACTTGCCTTGGCCATTTGGATTTTTTGCAAGGCATATCCTTGGTGATACTACGCACGTAATAAAAAATTATAGGGTCACTAAAAGGTAAATGAAAAGTTACCGGGTAAATTAACAAATGAAACTTTCATTTATGACGAATAGATTAGTTTAGTTCACTGAGAGTAATCAAGAGTTTAATTCTTCTAGGCAGGCTAGGTAAGTTGTAGAACATTTTACAGTGAAATCAAAAAAGCCGCTAAATGCGGCTCGTTATTCAAGCAGCTTGTTAAGCAAGTTATTGTTGAAGTTGGCCAGTACACTGGTACTCTTTTGTAATCAACCAAGAGTTACAACCATTGGCCGATGGAGAATTACAGTTTTTTGTTACTCCACCGAACGCCTCTGCGCTTGAATACCCCCATGCCTGGCATCTTTTTGACGCTACTCTTATTGCTTGCTCTTCGCTTACCGTTGGCGATTCAAATAACCCGTGTTGATAAGAGAGCTTTACTGTACCGTCAGATTTACTTCCGCCTGTAGCAGACCAGTCTTTTTGAGTCGACATACAACCCGTTGCTAATAAAGCTACTAGTGATACAACCAAATGTTTTTTCATTTCTATTTTCTCCTCGTCCTATGAGTGCAGAGTTATTAGGTTGGACGTTAACCCTAATAATCATCACATCCTCTCCCTAATCTCTCTCTCAATGTCTTCCTTACTCTTTCTATCTCTCTCAATGAGCGGGAAGACGATCTGAATCTTGGTACCTTTGCGCGACGACTTAAGCTTAAACTTAGTTTTGTATGACTTGGCTACATCGCTCATTTTGTATAGGCCTTCGCCGAAGTGCAGGCGAGAACGTAGCGGTATGCCAATGCCGTCGTCTTCAATGTTTACGTGAATTTTAGATCTCAGCTTGTGCACGAATACGTTAACCTCAGTGCCTTCTGAGTGATGCACAGCGTTATGAAGGCCGTGATAAACAACGGCGTAAATGTCTTGTTCTAGCTGCGGGTCGAGTTTGATATTGCCAAGCACAACCTCAAAGTTAACTTTTACTTTGGCTTGCAGGCTTGATTGAACTTGCAATAAATCAACACCAGAGGTGAGCTTTTGATCTCCGAGGTAAGGGCCGTTGTTAACTATGGGCGCTACAAGCTCAGATATTTTATCTAGCTTAACTAAGCCCTCAGTAAACATAGTGTCATCACCGGAGCCAATAAGTACTTTAGCTTGCTCATTTAACATGGCTATTCGGCCAACATTACTGCTTTGGCGCTTGTATTCATTCTGGCGGTAAACCCGTCTGAATGATTGAATCCAAAAGTAGGTATAAAACGCTATCGCTGCCACCACAAACACCGCTATTGCAAAGTAAACACTGAATGCCTTTGGTGAGTTATACCACTCAGAGCGCACTTTAAACTCATATGTTGTGGGTTCGCTTACTGTATTACCGAGTACTTGGCGAAACTGAATTTGGTAGTTATTTGGCTTTAGGCCATTTAAGTGCAACTCGGCGCTATTAATTGGACGCCACTCATTGCCATTAAATTGATACTCAAAGTGTACACCTTCATTGTTTGCATACTGAAGGTTTGAAACCGACACAACCATCCATTCGCTATTTTCAATTTCGAGCGCATCATCTTTAAAATGAATACCGCTCGGGGTTTGTATAAAGCTCACTACGGGTGGCGCTAATTCGTGAAACTGTGTTTCGGTCAATTCTATAAATGCTTTGTCGCTAATCGCGATAAACTGGTCATCAACAATTCGTAAGCTGCCAACAATAAAGGAGTGGTTTTGCGTTTCTCTAATAAGCCTTGTAGCGTTGTATTCACTACTAAACACATGTATTCCGTTATTGGTTAATAAGTACAGCTTGTCTCTCGCTTCAACTATTTCTCTAATATGCGAAGGCGAGGGGATCTTAGTCCATTCATTGTTGTTTCTAACTAACAGCCCATCACCATATGTAGACATATACAATTGGCCGTTTAATTCTGCCGCGTCGGTGACTTTATGGTCTCCCTGGTACAACTGAGAAACCCCACTTTTGCCTACAACTTTATCCAGGCCTGCGGCAGTACTAATGTATATATCGCTACCAATTTGGGTCACGTTTAGGACTTCTTCACTGATCAAAACAGAGTTGATGGCATTAATATCTTCATACTCAAGCTTCGCGTTGAGGCCAACAATTGCGTCATCATTAGTCGCCAAATAGAGCTTTTCATCAATCACGGATGAATTTAAAACATATCCAGCATATATCTTATCTACTGTTTTAAGCTCTGGAGATACCGCAAATGAGCCAATACTAGTAGATACAATCAACTTTCCTGCAAAGTAAGAAAACGCTGTAACTTCAAACTCTTTACCTTGGCCAATCGCATCATTTACCCAAGTTACAGGCGCTTCATCTACATAAATGCCTTTCGTACTGCCAATCCACCAACTTTTGCCCACCCGCTCAATGAGGTTGTAAGCGGAGCCAAGCCTTAATGGTGTGGTGCGACTGCTACCTTCAACAACCCCAAATTCGTTGATGTTTAAACCCCAAAGTTGCTGGCTCTTATCAGCAAAAAGTGAGAGGTAAGATTTACTCGTTGAGCTAATGTCTGTTCTGGTTTTTTCTAACGTAGAAAGCGCTACTTCGTTTACTGTGTCACGGTCTGTGTAGTAAACAAAATAAGGGGGAACGTAAGTTAAATTACTCGCGTTAGAAATCTTCTCGTTTACGAGGGTAGTGTCTTGAAGGTGTGAATAATAACCCAGGTGATCATTGGCAAAGTAAACAGCACCGTGTGGGGTGACTTCTAAGTTACCTTTATTTACTTGCTTTGGTACTACGTTTTCAGCGTCTACTCGTTTTATGTGGTACAAGCCATCATTGGCTAATGCATATACACTTTCGTATCCAGTATCAATATCAAGGATATGCTCTTTACCAGACAACCTAACCGAAAACGTGCCTGTTACTAAGTCGTATTCAGTGATTCGGTTACGTTCTTGCGCAAATAATGAATCTTTGGTGATCTCGATGTTAGTCGCTGTCGTTTCTGCAAACTTTTTAGAGTTAAGCGTTTTAAGATCAATCGACCAAACCTGCCCCGATGTATATAAAACATAGGCTACGTCGGTTTTGCTGATCTCAATGTCATTAGCCAGCCCTTTAGGTAAATTTGAAAATTCACTTAAGTTTAAAATATGCTGACCATCGTATCTCAACAACCCTTTATGAGATGGAAAGTAAATAAAGTTATTGCTGTCTTGAGCTACGCTGCTTAAATGCTCTAAATCCAACGCGCAGGCTAAGCCACTTTGCATTGCTAGCGCTGCAATTATTGTCCTTGCTGGTAACATCGCTAAGAATTCCTTCCTGCTAAGGGGTGAACCTTCACCCCATAAATGCGTTATTGAACCTGTTGAGAATTATGGTTTCTTACACCACAACCAGCCAATACTACAGGTATTTGCGGTTTAGTTTCTGATGCTTGGTCCAAACTATTTGTTTCACTTATACTAACACGTGATAATAAATTGTTAAGTTTATTCGCTTTATTTGCTTTCCAATTGATGTCTTGCTCTCGTGGAGCGAGGATAAATAGGTAGGTTGGCTTACGTGGGTCCGAGGCATTTTGCTTAGTTTGCCAAGTATCCATAACCGCTTGGCCAGCGGCCTCGCCGTAAAGGTGGGTGTATGCAGCGGCGATTAACTTAGCGCCAGAGTCGCTCATTACCATAACTGCGGTGTTTTGGTAGTCGCTACCACAATCAAACGACACATCAACATTAAGTGTGCTGCCATCTGGTAGTAACAAATCGGTATTCATGTGCTGTACACGAGCTCTGTCTGGTAACGGTTCTAGAGCGAGAGAGGGGGCAGACAGCAATCCAAACGTGAGCATTGCTGTGGCAAGTTTTGTTTTAATCATAATCTATCCTTTAAAAGGCCATATAGAGCGCTCCTTCCGCAATGGTTTTAACCATGACTTCGTTAAAGTTATGCTCAAATGTTTTTTCGATTAACATTGGCCTTAACTTTTTACGGATCAGAAGTTCACGCTCTGCATCCAAGTTTTTAGGGTAAAGTAAATCATCTATTATCTGTTCAACAAGCGCGATTGCAGCTAGCGCATCTTCAGCACTATTTCTGCTTACTTCTTCACTCTTTGTTGGTTCTTTTTCTTCCGTAGAGCTACTGCCAGATGCTTGGTCTAATTCAATGCCAAACACCTCATCCAAGGAAATCTTATAGTGAATACAGCCGTTTACTATTGGTCCATAAGGCAAAGTACCTTTCTTTCTGGCCATAGCAACACCACTATGCGACAAACCTAACTTTTCAGAAAGTGCTCGATTACTCTTAACGCCAAGCTCTTTTCTCAAGCGTTCGATCACAAGATCAATCTCTGACTCTGAGATACTATCGATAACCATAGTTTACAGTCAATACCTTTCAATAATAAAAAACAAAATAACTTTCCAGTTGACAGTAAGGATATTTGTCACTAGCTTAATATACGAACACTGGCAAATATAGTTACCAATATTAATTTACAACACAGGTAAATCTAACATGACTTACACAACAATGTCATATGAAGACATAAAGAAAGAACTATCAAACAAAGACATACAGATTGAAGATATAGCTAAAGCGAAACGAGTCTCCAACTCACACGTCGCTAACGTCGCAAAAGGCGTTGTTCAATCTTTCGTTATCGCAGAGGCAATCTGTTTAGCGTTAAACAAGAAACGCACAGAAGTCTTCGGCGACAAATACCTTACCAAGCCAAAACGCGGCCCAAAAGATCGGTCGCATAGGCGCTCAGAAGTTATTAAGGCAATTCAAGCTGGCAAACCTGTGCCCGATCCAAGCATGAACCTGCCAGCTAACTAAGTCTAGGTTAATTTAAGGAGATTTTTACCATGTCTGAGAACCAAGATTCCATCAACATTTTAGATAGTGAGATTCCGCCTGATTGCGAAATACTCCATCACTTCAGCCAGTGCGTGAATGCGTGTATGCGTAGGTGTGGTTTTACTCGCCAAGGCTTAGCGCGGCGTATGAATGAAGCTTTAAAAGTAGAAGTGGTAGAGGTTGACGAAGGAAAGCTTAATAAGTGGTTTGCACCAAGCCAACCTGCATCGATGCCTATACAGTACCTACCAGCTTTATGTTGGGCGATTAAAAGTGTAGAGCCTGCCAATGTGCTACTCATGCCACTGATGTATAGCGCTTCAGACGAACGTGCCAAAAAACTGCAAGAAGCCTCTGAGTGTGAGGTGCAAATGCGCGAACTACAAGATAAGCGCGAATCCATTCTCGAAGAAGTCAAAATCAATACCTAATTTCGGAGCTTAAAACCATGCCTATCAAAGACCAAGATCTGCCTGAAATTCGGAGTTTGTTATGAGTTCTGACTTAGTGTGTCCTGAATCAGCAGAAGAGATCGAGTACCAAATAGGTCAGCTTGAATCTGTTTTGTATGTCGAACTACCTGCGACAATTGATGAATGTATGGACCAAGTCGCATTTTTAGCGAACAGACAATTCACTGACGCCGCAAAAATGGGCGTACTGTTGCTTTGGCTAAAGTCACAAACAGAACATGGACGTTTTAACTCTCTATTGCATGAAAAAAGCATCCATAGACGAACTGCGAGCAGGGCCATGGCGATAGCGAAAATGTTAAAAGCTTTGCCCAAAAACAAAGTGGACAAATTGTCCATTTTGAATATGAACACACACCAACTTAACGAACTTACTAAAGTGCCAATCGAAACGCTTAAAGAGCTCGACGATGAAGACTATGAAGTACTGGCCGAGACGTCGGGTAATGCCATTAAGCAGCAAGTTGCTGATTTGATGAAAGAGCGAGACGACCTACAAATAGCAGCAGCTCAAGCCATTAATGACTTGCAGCATGAAAAGCTGCGCAAGGTGCCGCAAGTACGTTTTGACATGCATGTGTTTATTAGTGAGATACGCAAAGACGCCATATGTAACACAGAGCTATTAAACGAAGCGCTTGTAAACACCATTACACAGATCACGCAATTGTGTGACAACCGCCAATTGGACTTAGATTCGCGCGTAAGTGCTGCGCAAGTACTGCATCACACCTGGGCTGCAATCTACACCCAAATAGGCACCGCGCTTGAGCGTTTAAGTGGCGAATTTGCTGGGCATATTGAAGGCATAGAGCACCTACCGAAATTTACCAAAGCTGAGTGGCAATACGTGGAAACCGAGCGTAACCGGCTGCTCGAACAATTTTTAGTAGAAAAGCAAAGCAAGGAGATTAAGTAATGCATCCTGCTGTGATTAGATTTAACAACTTACCAGCCATTGTGAGCCAAAGTGCATGGTCAGAGGCCAGCGACAAAGCACGCAAAACAGCACAAAACCGTACTGCACTGGTAAAGCATTGGCTCTCTAGTGGCTTAAGTGTTGATAAGGCAAGAACAGCACTTATTGAGTCAATAAATAGTGGGTTGGTAACACCCGCCATACACCAAGCTGTGACCGACCTTGGCAAAGTACCAACACGTGCAACAGCCTTTAATTGGGTTAATGCCTATAAACTTGAAGGCGTTGAAGGGTTACTACCCAAACATAAAGGCCGCATGCCCGCGCAGCCTAAATGGGCAGCAAGAGCGTTGGAGCTTTACCACTGTATTAACTCGCCCAGTTTTGCACTGGTTGCCGAAGACTTAAAAAAGCTGGGTTTTGACGCAACAGCAAGCCAAGTTAGGCGCTTTATTAATAGTATGCCGCACGAACTTGGCCCGCAAAGCCCTTACCGTATGGGCGCAAAGCTTTACCGCGAAAAGCACAAAGATTTTATTATCCGCTCGACTGCTCATATTGCCCCTGGCTTTATTTATAACGGCGACGGCCACCAAGTAGATGTGTATGTGGCTCACCCAAAGACAGGTAAAGCATGGCGCTTTGAGTTAACCGCGTTTCAAGATGTAGCAAGCCGCTGCATTGTGGGGTGGGAGATCAGCGAGTCTGAAAATGCCATTGCCACCATGACGGCGCTAACCCGTGCGATTCAAACCCATCAACACATTCCTAGCATGTTGTATGTCGATAACGGCAGTGGTTATAGGTCAAAAATGATGTCTGATGACTGCTGTGGTGTTTATGCCCAGTTTGATATTGAGGTCATTTTTGCCATACCCGGTAATGCCCGTGCCAAGTGGATAGAGCGCTTTTTTAAACATATGGAAGAGCACGTAGGTAAACGCTTTGAAAGCTACTGCGGCCCAGACCACAACGAGCGCGAAAAGCTCAAGCTGCTTAACGATGTTAAAAAAGGCAAGCGTGCGCTGCCATCTTTAGACCAATGGATTGCCGAGTTTAAAGCCTTTTTAGAGCACTACCACAACAGCCCACACCCAGAAATAAAGGGCAAAACCCGCATGCAAGTATGGGAAGAAGGGCTCATTCAAGAGCAGCCAGCAATAGCTGATTTTGTGGTCCTGCCAAGAACCAAAGTTAAAGTGGCCCGTGGCCAAATCAAACTACACAAACGCGTTTATACCGCTGATTACTTATTTCAATTTAACGGTAAAGAGCTGGTTGCAGGTTATGACTTGCACGACGACACCTACCTTGTGCTGTATGAGCAAACTGGCGAATTCATTATGAATTGCCGCATTAAAAACAAGGTTGAGGCATTACCAACAAGCCGAATTGAAGAAGCAGACCTTAAGCGACTGCAAGGCCAAGAAAAGCGTATTCAAAACCAGCTTTCTGAAAAGCGTGCAAGAGCCGACCAAAAACGTGTGATTGACGTAGACGCCGTTGAAGAACTGGCCGCAGACGTTGACGCCATTCCTGAAATTGAACCTGAAGTATTAAACATGGACCTCTCTGACTTTGAGGTTGAACACTTTGAAGCCGCTCAGGCCAATTACCAAATAGATTTAGGAGACCTTCATGAGTAATTTCACAAGCCATTACAGCGACGAGCAACAAATTCAAGTAAAGCTGATAAACGAAGAAATCGAGTTTTATGCCTTAGGGCCAGAAGACTACTGCCTAGGTTATGACTTAAACCAAGTAAATGCGGTACTGAATGGCAAGTCGCCAATAAACCCTAAAAAGCTATTGAGTGTTTTGTGGGCGCACTTTTTTGGTGACTTTGACCCTAAAGAGTTTAGTACTGAGAGCGGCTTTTCGGATTGTTACAACGCCAATGACAAGTTGCTTGTTGCGCGTATTAAAAAGCGCATGACCGATGAAGACATTGTAAACCAAGGGGTAAACAGCACTTATATTGCCAAGAAGATTAATAAGTCGGCCTCGACAATTAGTCAGTTGCTCTCTGGTAAGTATGCAGCAAGCCCAACTAAGTACTTACATGATATATACGCCATAGTCGCCCCCGCTGGGACCGATGCGGCAGATGATAGTGAAAGTGACGACAGACCCGTTATTACCATTCGCTACGGCGAAGTACCGTTTGTGCCTACCAGTGTTGCAAAGATGATTAGCATGGCGTGCGAACACGCGAGAGCAAGGCGGCGCTTTGCGGTGGTTGCTGGCCAAGCGGGGATAGGTAAAAGCAAAGGGCTAGAGCGCTACTGCGAAGAAAACTCACAAGCCATTTTGATTGTGGGCAGTGAGCAAACGACCAGTAAACATGTGATCGAAAACCTATGCAGTGCTTTAGGTTTACCACGCAAAGCCAGTGTGATTAAAAACATTGAAAACATCATAAGAACCATCGAGAACACCGAGCGCATCATTCTGTTAGATGAGGCCGACAAATGTAAGCCTAGTGCGTTAGACCCACTTAGAACCATTTCGGATGCTGCAAAGGTTGGGGTGTGTTTGATTGGCAATATTCAGCTAGTAGACAAACTGCAAACGAATGAGCGTTACGAGTTGATTTCGTCTCGAGTGTGCTTTTGGCCAAAACCCATTGGTGAAGTACCCGTAGAAGACATCAAAAACCTATTCAATGAACTTACCCAAGGCACCGTGCCGCTTGAGTCGAACGACGAGCAATGGTGGCAATGGTTGCATAAAAGGGTAGAGGGAAATTCGAGGCTCCTAGTCGAAAACCTGCTCCCTCATATCCTGAGTCACAGCCGGAAAAACCCAAACAAAAAGTTAGACAAGCTCTTGGTGAACTCAATCTTCGCCAATGTTCTGAATCAACAAGCTGTATAAAGCAACGAGCCTAGCTGCAACTGGGCTCATTAATTAAGGAAAACACCATGTTAAGAGTAAAGATATATCACCATACCTTTGGCGGTCATTTTGTATTAAACGACACGCTTACCGACCAACACATGCTGAGTGTTTTAGCCTCTGAGGACCCAAGCGGGACCATTTTAGATGGCGTAAACGGCAATGTACCAGCGGCGTTTTGTATTTTCCTAGGGCAAAGGTTATATCAGTGCAAGCAGATAGCCAAGGTTAATTTAGAGGTAAGTTTTACCAAAGAATTTACCAATCGTTTTGGGCACATAGCGACTTTATGCATTGATGACACCAAACCTTGGGACTTTGATATTGAGGAATTTGCGGTATTTCCAGAGCACCGAGTAGAACGTGTGGAGAATGCAGCATGAACCCTATGATTAAAGCAATCAAAACTGCGCAGCGAGCAGCAGGCATTGACCAGGTATGCCATGTGAAAAACGTTAAGCAAATTAGTGGCGGACTAACCAATAGCTGCACGGGGCTGACTCAAAACCAGCAACGCGCACTGCTCAAGCGCTATCAGCAAATGGTTCCTAAGCAAGAATTGCCAAAGCAACTCAAGCTAATTTATAGCCTTTGGGGCCAGCTGGCCCGCGCGGGAAAAGTGAAACAAGACTCAAAACAAGCATGTGATGCCTTTTGTGAGAAGTTTTGTGACGGTAAGCGCCTATATAATGCCGAAGGTCACTGGCAAGCAGTGACTGAGATATTAAAACAGTGGTTAAATCGTAAGGAGACGAATCATGCCTAAAGGCGAATCAATTGTTATCAACCCAGACAGGCCGCTTTTTGAAGAAGCGCAATACGACAACTTACCGCCAAGTATTAAGCGTATTGGTAAGCTTAGGACCAAATGGGATGAAACAAGAGAAATGCAGGCCGCATCAAATGAGTTCAGCATTGAGTCGCTCCTAGAGGAATTAGACGATGGCTGAGCATGAGTTAGATGTGTCTTTGCTACCACATGGGCTTAGATTATTTGTAGTAACTATGGGGCTGGATGATGCAGTAAAAGCCTTAAGTGAAGAGCAGGGCAACTTGTTTTTTATTCCCGATAAGCCAACGCCTAACCACGAATTTTGTAAGCGGTTTAGCGTTGATATGGCAAGGGCGTTATCTAACCATGCTGGTAGTACTTACCAAATACCAAAGTTGGACAAGATTTTAATCCAGCTAAGAAACATCAAGATAAGACAGGAGTTTAAGCAGGGCGCTTCTGTCCAAGATTTGGTTCGCCGCTATAAGTTGACCAGACAAATGATCAACATAATAGTGACCTCCGAAGCCAATGGCGCACCGATATTAGTAGGCGATGCGCACAAGCAAATGGAGTTGAAGTTGTAGGTGACAGCCCCAATATTTTTCAGTATTGGGGCCGCTCCATTTCAATTATTAGAATAACTAATATAAAATTCCTCGTCTCTATAAATATTACTGACGGCTTAAGGATGATTTCAGCACTTTCAAATATAGATCAAGATCAACTCAAGAAAGTTTCAACAAAAATGTTGGCTATTACCAGATGTGTTTTTCTTCAAAAAAACGATGCCCAAGAGATGCGCGAATTTAATTCAAATCACTTCTCTTGGTGGTATTCGTCTAAGTTCGATAAATACTCATTTGACCTGTCGATTATAGTCTGTAAACTACTTGGTTTAGCATGGGGGAGAGATTACGAGATAGTTAATAAGACTATTGAAGACTCATTGTACGAATCAGCTCAGAATAGACACCTTTTTTACACAGACGATATATTTCTGAAACAAAAAAAAACGTTGTTTGACTGTAAAGCTGTTGAAGACGCAACAAAATTTGGTTACTACCTAGCCGTCGGACTTATTATAAAGATGAAAGAATCATTGTTAGATTGGTGTGTCTTATACACTGCCCCTAGAATCTCTGGCGAATCTTTTAGCATTGCTTCTGAAAACCTTCATATTATCAATCGTTATGATAAAACTAAGTGGGATAGTCTTTTGAACAAAGGATTTCGTGTAGATTTTATCGACCCAGAATCAATGAATTACATAAATGGAGAACCTTCAAAACTTAGCCGATATAACTATGATTATATCTTCGTTTGTGAAGAAAAAGGGACTTTACAAGGGTCTAACTTTACGGCTTCAGTAAAATTGAGGATGCTTTTCTCTGTAGTGACCGCGATTTCAGAAGAACACCCTCGTATAAGATGCATGGAAGAGCCTCATTCATTATCTTTACAGCTAGCTCATTCGAGTAACTCATCTCACAGTATAACCACTAGAGTAATTGGTAAACTTTATCCTTACTTCGGTGAACAACTCATAATAACGCAACAAAGGGTTCAGAAAGTAAAGTTATGGTATGAACAGTTACGTAAACTTTCTAAGGAAGAACAAGATAAAATATCGAAATGTGCTCACTTTATTAATAAAGGTATGATGTCATCTGAGATAGAAGCATTTATCCATTTTTTTGTTTCCCTAGATGCTTTATTTGGTAAACAAGGTGAAGTTGAGAAATCAATTAAGATTGGCGTATCAAAGCTACCAAAAGAAGGTGGTTGGGATAAAAAAATAAAAGCATTGTTTAAATTAAGGAGCGACTTGGTTCATGGCGGCAGTCGTTTTATAGAGGAATGGGATGGGTACCTAAACTATAAATGTGAGCATAAATCTGAACCACGACAAGATGTTGAAAGCTTGGCTTACTTAGCTCTAGCCAAATGGCCGAGCATTGCCTTGTCTTTGAAGTAGGCTATTGAATTAGTTCCCAATTAACTTTAGCCTAAATCAGACCGCTGGTTTTTGTGAAACATTTTGACCTCATTTCCCACCTCTAATCATTCGGGTAGTACTTACCAAATACCAAAGGTGGTCAAGATTTTAGGCCAGCTTAGAAACACAAAATAAGACAGAAGTTTAAGTAGGGCGCTTCAATCCAAAATTTAGTAAGACGCTATAAGTTGACCAGACAATTGATCAACTTAATAGTGACCTCCGAAGCCGATGGCGCACCGATTTTGGTTGGCGATGCACACAAGCAAACGGAGTTTAAGTTGTAGGTTTGTGTTCAGCCTTCGTTGTTAGGTGTGGGGGCTGGTTCTGTTCCTAGTTCTTCAAGTACTTTGTTTACAAAGCTAGCATATGTGGACTTTGCTTTTTCACTATTTTGCTCGTGAATAGTTTTATACTCATCTGGGTCTATATCTAGACCAAGCTCAGCTCTCATACTTAAAATGATATCAGGCATTAGACTTGAAATTCGAATTGATTCATCAATACATTCTTTACTAAAAGCTAAGGTTCGGCGTTGAAATTTATCTTTGTTAATGTTTAGCTTGTCAATATAGCTTGGTGAAAAGTTTAGCTCCTCCAGCATCTTATCAGTCTCTTCTTGATCTTCTGGGGATTGCATTTTTAGTTTAAGTAGTTCTGCTACTTTTTCTTGGTGCTCTTTACACTTGACTGACAATTCATCTATGTGATTTTTTAGGTTTATTAAAGCTTGACGCTCCCAGATCAAATCTAAATGCTTGATAGCAATTTCTCCCCAAAACTGATTAATTGAGTTAACTGTTTCACTATCGCCAACCAATTGCACTTTTGCAATGCACTCAGAACAGTCTTTAGTTATATTAGAAAACTCATCATTTTCCTTGCTGAGTATGTGAAGAGAAGACACAACACTCCACTGATTATTGCACCTAGACCATATGGCGTCAAAATAGGTAGTAATTTTTCGAAGCTCATTGATGTTCCTTTCTGATATTTATAGATTGAGTCATTTTTGAATTTCAATTAATCTAGTTGAATTGTCTCTTAACATCAATTAAGTAAAACATTTTACACCTAAATTCCAACCTCTAATTTGCCAGACTAGCCATGTGATCAACCACATGTGGAAATGGCATGGAAAAACTAAAACAACAACTAATTGGCCATGAAGGATACGAGCATAAAGTCTATGTTTGCCCAGGTGGCTACCAATCGATAGGCGTTGGCAGAAACCTAGAGCACAGAGGGCTGACTGACGACGAAATCAATTACCTACTTAACAATGATATTGCCGATTTTACTGCCCAAGTAGAAAAGCACATTGATACCTCAAAATGTAACCCAGCCCGCAAAGCTGTTCTGATAAATATGGCCTTTAATCTTGGCATTCATGGCTTGTTAGCTTTTAAAAAAACCATCGCAGCTGTAGAGCGCGGTGACTGGGATAAAGCTGCAATTGAAATGTTCGATAGCCGCTGGGCTGTGCAAGTTGGTGAGCGAGCTGACCAGCTGGCTGAGCAAATGAAAACTGGGGAATGGTATGACGCCTGAACAAGAGAATCAGCTGTTCCAATCAATTGGCCAGATACAAGCTACTCAAACCTCTATATTAAACGAGGTCAGGCAGATTAAAACAGACCTCAATGCTCGCGTAGATAAGCTAGAAACACGCGTTGAGAAAATCGAAGACAAGGTAACGCACAACCGAATTAAAATTGCATCGATGGGTGGTGGCGCTGGGTTAGTCGTAGCCATAGCAGCTGAAGCGTTAAAACTCGGTGGGGGCTCTTGATGGCGCACCCAGAAGATAAAAAGAACGCGGTTAGACACAGCTATGTGAATGAGCTTTTGGCTTTATCGGTTGCAGCGATTAAACACACCGTTGCAGACAGCACAGCGAGGCGCTGGAAAAGTGAAGCCAAAGCGGCGGGTGACGATTGGGACTTAGCCAGAGCAGCCGCTCGCAAAGCAACGGGTCCTGCAGGTGAATTTACTCAAGACTTTATTGAAGAGTTTACCATTCAAACCAATGCGACCTTTGAGCTAATCAAACAAGACGAAGGGCTATCAATTGATGGTCGTATTAAAGCCCTTAATCAACTCAGTGATACATATACAAAAATCATGAAGCTCAGTGGCGGTAATAAGTCCATTGAAAAGCGTGCTGTTGCCGCCGATGTGCTTAAGAAACTCGCAAGCTTTGTATCTAAATATCACCCTGATTATGCGCAGCAATTGGTCGAGATTTTAACTGCGTTTGGTCCTCAACTTAGTAGCATGTTGGACGACTAATGGCCGATATCAGTAACAAAGAGTTCTTAGAAGAACTAGAACAAATTACAGCTGCGCTTAGGATTGATATTGAAGCTAAGCAACGCGATATTGACCCAAGCCCAGAAGCGATTTTAGAGCGAAGACAGCGCGTATTGGGCGGTGATTTTGAGTTCTTTGTTTATACCTATTTCCCGCATCATATGTGGCTAGATGAAGGCCAAAATCCCAGTGAGTTCCAGCAGTATTTTATGGATTGGTTTCCTGAAGCCATTGCTTTAGAAAACGGTTGGAAAAACTGGTTTGTAGCACCCCGAGGCGAAGGAAAATCAACACTTGGCGTTAAACTCGCACCTGTTTATGTCGCTGTTTTGGCGTTACTTCAAGACGAGGCAGTATGCAATGAACTAGGCCTTACAAAGCCTGAACTGTTTATAGATTACGCCATTTTGTTTGGCGCTGAAGCCAAAATGCCCGCTAAAACACTTGAGGTGGTTAAAACCGAGTTATTAAACAATGGTAACTTAATGCTCGACTTTCCGGAGGTTTGCCAAACATCACCCGTTTGGAAAATTGGTGAGTTTGTTACTGCACAAGGCGTTCGCTTCGAAAGCCGTGGTGCTGACCAGTCTGTTAGGGGCGCTTTCCATGGCGCAAGCCGCCCTAAGTTATTGCTGGCCGATGACATCATCACCGATAAAGAAGCACGCTCAGCAACTGAGCGGGATAGCCGCTGGGCTTTCCTTGAAGCCGCTGTACAGTACTTAGGCCCACCAGATGGTTCGGTTAAATTTTTAGGTGTTAACACCGTACTCAATAGCGACGACCCCATCTCTCGTGCAGAGCATGCACCTGGTCATTTAGTGCATAGGTTCAAGGCTATTTCACAGTTCCCAGAAAGAATGGATTTATGGGAGCAATGCCGTGAGCTTATGCTTTACAAAGACAAAGAGTTTGAGAAAAAGGCAGCAGCCAAAGGCCGAGCTGTTTCAAAAGAAGAAAAGCCCAGCTTTAAGTTTTGGCTCAAAAACAAAAGGCAGATGTCCAAAGCAGCTAAAACCAGTTGGCCTAGCGTACGGTCTCTGTATGACCTAATGGTGATGTGGGCATCGAACAAACGCGAATTTAATCGTGAAATGCAAGGTATAGCTAAATCAGACGAGGAACAAATTTTCTATCAATTTGAGTTTTGGGTAGACCGACTTAATCTCTGGAAACCATATGGTGCATGCGACCCATCAATGGGTAAAACCGCAAGTGCAGATCCAAGCGCATTAATGGTAGGTTTTTGGGCTCCTGAGCTTGCAAAACTGCATGTCGAACACGAAAGCCGCAAGGTACGTGGCCCAAGCAAATTACTAAACGATTTAATACGGCTGCAACGCGACTACAACTGCTTGGTATGGGGGTTTGAAAATAATAATGCGTTTGAATACATGCGCCAAAGCTACATAAAAGAAGGCCTTGAGCAAGGTATTGCATTACCACTTAGAGGCATAACTGCAACCGTGCCACAGGAAGAGCGGATCGAAAGCTTAGAGCCTTATATAACGAATTCACCAGCCCAAATTGCATTCCATAGCCGATGTAGGCAAACCATAGACGAGCTCGAAAACTGGCCTGATAAACAGAGTACCCACCATTACGATTTAAGCTGTGCACTCACACTACTGTGGATGGTTACAAGCACAGGCGCTGGCGGCATTCCAAAAGTGAGAAGTCGAAAAGTGACCAAACCAATAGGGGGCTATCATGTCTAAACCCCACCTTTCATACAAAGGCTATCGCGCACTACAAAAAGCCTTTTCGATGAGTAAAACAGACCCCGCTTTATGGGCGATGATGCGCGAATTGCCAAACCCCGACCCGATCTTACGAAAAGCGGGTAAAAGCTCGCTGATATATGACGAGATAGCCCGTGATGCACATGTAATCGGTGAATTACGCAGTTTGCGCTCTGGTATGTTCGCATTTAACGCGGAACTGGTGCCAGGTGGAGATGATTCAGCAAGCATGAAAAGTTATGAGATTGCCAAAGCATTAATGGCCTCAAGCCCAGCTAAAAATACACAGTGGATGGACATTGATTGGCACAACTACATCGCGATTTTACATGGCTTTGCGGTCACACATTTAGGCAAGTTTGAGAAAAGCGACAATGCCTGGATACCCAGTACGATTGAGCAATGGCCAGCAGGGCGCTTTGCTTTTAATTCAGATCACGAGCTCCTTGTTAAAACACGTGAACACCCAGAGGGTGAGCCCATCAATGAGGACCGCTGGACATGTGTTAGGCATATGCCAGAGGCCAAAAACCCCTATGGTATTGCGCTTTTAAGTAGCTGCTTTTGGCCTTGGATGTTTAAGCATGGTGGCTTTAAGTTTTTTGTTCAGTTGTGTGAGCGTTTTGGTGTGCCGTTTCCCGTTGGGAAATACCGCCCAGGCATGCAAGACAAAGATATAGATGAACTGGTTGAGGGTTTAGCAAAGCTGCTGACTGACGGTATTGCCGTCATCCCAGATGATTCGAGTTTAGACATTATCGAAAGCAAAATGTCGGGTGAGCCAGTCCAGTTGCAGCTTATCAATTTATGTAACTCAGAAATGAGTAAAGCGCTGACTTCTCAAACGCTTGCCACTGAGCAAAAAGCCGGTGCCCGTGCTGCCAGTGAAACACATGCTAAACGTGCAGGTGAAAATCAACGCGCTGATAGGGCGTTGGTTTCTGGCTATCGAAATCAACTACTCGAAACCATCCATAAAGTGAATTTTGATGGGGGTGAACCACCTAAATATGTCTGGCGAGACAAGAAAGAGATCAACCTAGAAACGGTTAACGTCATTCGTGAATCAGCCAAAATGGTGCCTGTTTCAGAGGACTACGTTTACAATACTTTGGGCATTCCAAAGCCTCAAAAAGGCGAAGAACTGTTAGAAATAAAAGACGATGGTCAAGGCATCGCTAGCGCACCAAAGCAAGACTTTTCGAGTGACAAACAGGGCGCTGACATCCCTAATTTTGATGAGTTTGACCAGGCAACTGACGCCGAAATAAAGAAGATTTTTGAGTTTGCCAAACAAGCAAACAACCTCGACGAACTAAAACAAAACATCCTCAATGAGTTCCCAAATATATCTAATTCAGCCTTAGCAGAAGTAGCCACAAAGGCCCTTGAATTGGAGGTTTTACAAGGAATGAGTGAGGCAAATCAACAGGAGATTTAACCTTATGAATGCGATTCCCGAAGGCTTTTTAAAAGATGGTAAAGGCAATTTAGTTGCACTCGCGAACGTGAAGCAAACTGACCTAATAAAGGATGAATTTGTCAAAAAAGCCATTGAACTTGCAGAGAAACAGCAACAAGCGCTCGCCGATTTTAAGCACCAACAAATGGAAGAAGCTGACGACTTTTTAGAGCTGCTCGCACAAGAGCATGGTGTAAATTTAGGGGGCAAAAAAGGCAATTTAACACTGCGTTCTTTTGACCATTCATTGTCTGTGAAAATACAAATTCAGGAGCGAATTGAACTGGGTCCTGAGCTACAAATCGCCAAAGAAATGATAGATAAATGCATTAGCGAATGGACTGAAGGCGGCAATCAAAACATCAAAGCGATCGTCAATAAAGTGTTCTCAACTGACAAGCAAGGCACCATCAATCCGCAGCGTATTTTGAGTCTTCGTAAGCTAGAAATTCAAGACGAAACAGGCAAATGGCAAAAGGCCATGGACATCATTGCTGAGTCTGTAAACACAATTGATAGCTGTCGATTTATCCGGTTTTACAAGCGAGATGAGCAGGGCGCTGATCAAGCAATTTCTCTAGATATAGCTAAATTGTGAGGCTGATATGACCATTAATAAAGAAGCATGGGATGTAATTACAGAACACCTTGCAGGCCTTTTTCCAACAGTCGAGTTCCAACTGGGCAGTTATATAATTAAGGTAAAGCGCAGCTTTCCTACTGAGTCAACATCAACGTTAGCTGTTTATATTGACGACTTCATTAAAGGTGAGTGGATACACAATACTGAAAATCGGCCTACTTGCATTGAATCTGTTTGGAAGAAAAAAACTAGAGCATATTACACCCCCAAACAGGTCAAAAGGCTTGAGAAGGATTTCGGCAAAAGAGATGCAAAAAAGTACTTCCCAAACTTACATAACAAATATGAATATCTTCACCCATATTTTTCGACATCAAACGTACTAGTAAATCAATTCAAGAAAATTGAAGGCCTTAAATTGCTCTCAATTGATTGCGAATCTTACGAAGAATATGTAAGTCATCATGCCTGATACAACACCTCAATATGGCCAACTCGTAAAATTCGACGAGGCCATTTCAAATCTAAAATCAAAAGTTCAAATACCAACGGAGTCATATAAAGATTTACTAGGCCACATTCATGCCCGTGCATTTACCGTTGCCGGTGCAACTAAAACTGAATTGTTAAACGACTTATATAAAGCCGTACTTGCAGCGATTGAAAATGGCGAGACGATCACAGAATTTAGAGCGCGCTTTGATAAAGCAGTTTCAAAACATGGTTGGTCATACAATGGAAAACGCGGTTGGCGTACTCAAGTAATTTATCAAAACAATAAAAACACCGCGCGAGCTGCTGGCCGATGGCAACAGCAAGAACGATTAAAACATCGCAGGCCATATCTTTTATATTTAACTGCAGGAGACTCGCGAGTAAGACCGCAACATAATGCTTGGAATTATATACTTTTACCAATTGAACATAATTTCTGGAACACGCATTATCCGCCGAACGGCTGGAACTGCAGGTGTAAAGTAGTGAGCTTAAGTGATGCCGACATCAAACGTATGGGGTTAACTGTTACACCAGATTCCGCACTTAAGAATTATCAAAAACCATTTACTGAAGTTGACCCAACAACCGGTGAAGAACTGGAGCGATTGCCAGGCATTGATCTCGGTTGGGATTACAATCCAGGTCTGGCATGGTTGGGCGCAGACAAAGCAACGGGCCAGATGTTAGCGAAACTCGATCACCAAATAAGAGAGGTCGCCACACCGATTTTTAATAACGCTATTAATGAAGGCCAAAGTTATTTTAAATCTCAAGTTGCGACGATTGCAGCTAAGCAGTCACTTGGTAAAGCAGAGTCTGGAACAAAATTGACGCTAGGGCACTTACATCCAAATTTATTTAAAACCGTTTTGGATATTGCGCCCGAAACAAAAAGCACTTTGGTAGTTATCGATGAAGCCATGATAAAAACGGCGATTCAATTAATTGGGTTTGAGCAAACCACACAGTTAATGAAGCTAATTCAAACTCAAGCCGATTCCACATTTAACCAAAGTGTTGTGCAGTACGTGGTAAATGGAATTTTGATTACCGTTGAGGTTGGCTCGGATATGAATCGCGTGGTCGCTGTTAAACAAGTTGATGTTTAAAGCGTATTTAAAGTCAGTTTAAAGGGCGTTTAAACGTTTTTAAAAATGGCGATTATTAGTCTAATTCTAAACGTATTGTGAGCAGGAATGAGCGCAGAATGATATGGAATGAGCGGGTTTTGTCTAAAAACAAATGTATTTTTGGTTTTTGGGATTTTGACTCGAAAATTTCAGAGGTCCAGTGATTATGGGGCTTTCAGAGGAATCGAAAGTTGAATTTCATAGTTTGGTTAATTCTAGAAATGAACGACCCCTTACAGCAGGATAAAGCATACGACTGAGTTTGCAAACTTTCCAATTCCTTTAGGTGCAGAGTGGATTCATGTAGACACAAAAGTTCTAAAGGAAATAGTTGATAATGATTTGGTTGATATTGATATAAAAACGACGATGTATGATCCGGGAGTTGACTATGTTCTCTACGAAGGAGAACGACTTAGCCTAGATACATTTGGGGTGATAGAAGATAGTAAGTTTGTTAACTCGACTTGGTTTGACTTTTTTAAACGCTACATTGTACCGTCTGTTGAGGAACATATTATATTTGATTCTATTGTTACTAAAATTGATTACTCAAATGAAGAAATCAAAGTAGCAACGTCGAATTCAATTGATTCTGCATCTCGAGTTATTGTGACTGTTCCTGTTAAAGTACTACAGCAAAACATGATTACGTTTGTTCCTAAGTTGCCACTTAGAAAACAAAATGCGATTGATAAAGTAAGTGTCTGGGGTGGGATTAAAACATTTATCGAATTTTCAGAAAAGTTTTACCCAGCACTTATTGGTTTTGAAGTTAACGCATCGTCCGGAGAAAAGTTGTATTATGATGTTGCATATGGACAAGTCACAACTCAACATATTCTAGGACTGTTTGCTGTTGGCAATGAGTCATCTCCCTATGTTGAATTAAGTGACGACAAATTAATAAAATACATTCTAGATGAACTAGATACGTTGTTTGATGGCAAAGCAACGGAGCACTATATTAAACATATTTCCCAAAACTGGAATGAAGAGCCAAACGTACATAGCGCCTATGTATCTAACAACGAGAGTTGGCGGACAGTAAAAGAACTTGGAGCAAATGTAGATGGGCGATTATTTTTTGCTGGCGAGGCATATACAGATGGTAAAGATTGGGGGTCGGTTCATGCTGCGGTGTATTCAGCGAAGCAAGCAGTTAAAGAAATTGTCCATTCGTAATTCATAAAATGGCAACGCCTCATTAATGTCCGATACCGTCTAGTATAGGACATAGCACACTCAAAAAACATTGCTGTACGTTCATATGGTAAGGGTATAAGTTTGACACTTATTGCATTTATATGATTTAACAT